CCAGCCGTAACACCGACTTGATTCAGTGCTTCCGCATTTATTTTGGTGATTCCACCTGGACGAAACCGAGTGATACCATTATATGTTACTGACCTGGCCATGTGTCACTCCTGTTCAGTACGACTTGAAAAGTTCGTCCCACTTATCTAGTGGGTGCTTAAAGTTAGCTTCAGCGCCTAACCACGCTCGCATACCGCTTAGATGTCTAGCTGGCAAATTCTTTAGCTTAGCCCACTGTTCAAACGCATATGTTTTTATTTGTGGCGCGCGAACCATTATCTGAGGTGAAGGGCCAACTGAAGCTTCTGGAACACTTTCCTGTTTGTCATTCTTTGCCATTTACTTCCTCACAAATCACGGCTCCAAATCAATCTCAGCCACTAAGATGGAACCACTGGGAGTAGGGGTAGCAGTATCAGGATTAACGTTTGTAAGAACAACCTGAATTGCCTTGAACACTTCATTCTCTACAATGAAGTTGAAGGGGTAGGTGAACTGTAGAGTCATGGTCCTGGTAAAGATTTCATCAGGCAGCAGCTCTGACCTAGGAGCTAAGTCAGTACCTGATATCTTTAGGGCCATGATTCCTTCTGCCTCAAGGAACTTCCTTTGGGCAAACAGTATCGCCTTTAGCACAGTGTAGAGGTATATTACCTCTTCTTGGTTACCAGCTAAAATTTCCAGCTGATACTGTCCGTCATAGTTAGCTCCGAGACGAATTTGTCCCAGACCATTCGCAGCGTAAGACCTTACGGGTTGTCCGTAGGGAGCCTCTAATGCATCTCCGTAGCGGATGTCCACTACGCTTGTATTGTTACAGTTTACATCAAAAGTACCTATTATGTCAAGTTGATCAGATGAAATTAAATTGATCATCTTCACTTGGCCTGCGCCTGCACCACTTACAACGTGTAACTTTAGGCAGGGCCAACTAGACCTAACAGAAAACACTTCGTTAATCAGGTCTTGGTCATCGGGTACAAAAGTAAGCGCTGAGTTCGTAGGTCCACCAGGAATGGTAACGTCCGCAGGTATCTGAGACGCTACTCTTAAACCACCTAAAACCAGTTTAGGAAGACCTGACATTCCGCTGGTCGTGGTAGCTGTGCCTCCACCCAAAGTGTCCACGGTCATGGACTGATCTGGCATATCGTAGTGAGGAGGAACTCCTACTATATCGAATAAGAACTCCTGAGACTCGGCCTCAGTCTTCATTAACATTACAACTGCAGGTACTTTGATTTCGTTGCGTGGATAGTTGATGGAGAAGTCAATTGTCTTCTCCAGAAAGAAAGTCTTTATCTTATCTTGCTGTGCTAGCGGCAAGTTCTTGAACAGCATGTTGATAATCCGTGGGTCCTTGCGTAAAGCAGAAAACCCATTAATTATCGCTCGCTGTAAGATTACTTCGGGTAGTGTAGACATCAGAGCACCTCTGTAAGCAGCTTGCTCATGTGTTTGGGAATGATGTTGTCCGTCAATTCGCGAACAACTTCATCCGCTAATTTAATCCCTACATTTCCAGGATGCTGCCATGCAGGCTTTCCTGCATTGGGACCTGACAGCGCAATAGTTGTCTGGTCATGAATGGTGCGAAAGACCCTAGGCTTAGTTAAGTTTACATAGCCATGAACATTCAGAGGAACGATACGATACTGCGTGATTGGTGATTTGGGGCGCAATGTCGCCGCTATTGCACGAGGAAACTTCCTCTTCTTAGGAGGCCAGGGTAATGCGTTCCTCATTAGTCCAGGTTTCATGTCGAAAGCAGGACGTCCTTCCTCTATCCCGTAAGCAAAAGGACCTGTAAGCGCCAAGAAAAACGACATATCGTCCACCAGCTGTACGCTTATGGCTTCTTGATACTTTTGCCTGGAAGACTTTAGTCGCCTTCCAGCCTCTGCTTTCCAAAAAGACTTGCCTTCCATTGCGATTCGACGCAAGGTAGCAGGAAGCTTTTTCCTAAGGTTCTTTGGGGCGTCCAATAGCTTTAGAGGAAGTTCAACAGTGATGGCCACTGTCGATCGCGAAGCATATAGAGCTACTTCGGTCATATCTTTACTCTTCCAGTTAGCGCTAGTTGCTCAGCCTGGCGCATTGTTGGGGTTGCTTTGTCCGTAGAATTCATGAACGCCACGTGCTTTTTGCGAAGTACCACACGTTGCTTTAGGTCCCGTCCACGGTCTACTCGCTGTAGCGGGCTAGCGTACACAATCCACTCTGGGTAATAGTGGTACTTTAGTACGTAGAATACTCCATCTTTAGGCTTTTTTCCAATCCAAATGATTTTGTTGTCTACTAGTCTAAAGTCTACATCCGCGTCATATACTACGTTGTTTTCGTCCTCACACCACACTGCACAGCCATCACTGGGGTACCACAAACGGTCTTCTTGTGGAGACAGGCTTGTCGGTCGCACCTTTGCGTTGCTCAAGTATGCAGCGTTTCTCTGTATGACTTGTCCTTCATTGAGCACATCTGTGAGACACAGTGTAACCTTGTCCATGTCGTGTAAGTCTGGAGCACCGAATGCTGGGGAGAACACACAGTCTCCTGGGAAGGCCAAACCCACGTCCAACAGTTGGCGGTTTCCGGCATTAACCTGAGTTAGCAAGCCTGTAATAAGCTGTGCGTTACGGTAGATAAACCCGTCACCGTGACAGGAATTGCAGTTAAGAGAACGAAGGTTAGTTGCCTCTGTAGAGTTCTTTTCGTTGAAAGAAGCTGTAGCGTCTCCCTTCCTGCAGAAAGGACAAGCTATTGCAGCCTCCAAAATAACTTGGTCCCCTCGGTCTTGTACAAACTGGTCCATGAGTGGGAAATCCCAGTCTGCTCCAAATTGATTTGCTGCTGGCCAAGCTCCGTATCCGCCAACTAGGTTAAGTGGTCGGCGGGTAGGAGCTAGCCCTGCCCCTTGTCCTACGAACAAGAAAGTGCCAACTGAGCTGAGTAGGCTATAGGTCGTTCCTGCACGTAGGTCAGCAGGCTGTCCTGCAAAAGTGAATACGCCTACACCCCCGAGTACAAACCTGAAGCGAAGTAGACCTGCTGGAGACCCTGACAGGGTAAACACGCCTACATTACCACCAAGTAAGCGCGAGCGACGTAACCCAGCAGCTTGTCCTGTGAGTGTAAACGTGCCTAGATTGCTGACTACTCTTCGTCCTCGTGCGAGTGTCGCAGGCTGACCTGTGAACGTGAAGGTGCCTACAGCACTGACTACTCTTCTTGTACTTCTAAGGTTAGCAGCTTGTCCAGAGAGGGTGAAAGTGCCTACGTCACTTCCAAGCCTACGTCCGTATTCTAGGCTTGCTGCTTGCCCAGAGAGGGCGAAAGTTCCTACGGAAGCAACTACAGTATAGCCACCTGCTGGAGTGTACGTAAGTGTCGCAGGCTGACCTGTGAACGTGAAGGTGCCTACAGCACTGACTACTCTTCTTGTACTTCTAAGGTTAGCTGCTTGCCCGGAAAGTGTGAAAGTGCCTACGTCACTTCCAAGCCTACGTCCATATTCTAGGTTTGCAGCTTGTCCGGAAAGTGTGAACGTGCCTACGTCAGCGGTTAGTCGCCTTCCCTTAGATAGGGTAGCGTCTTGTCCGCTTAAAGTGAACGCGCCTAAATCCCCACTAAGCCTGCGCCCGTATTCAGGGTTCGCATCTTGCCCAGTAAGTGTGAAAGCACCTACATTTGCAGCCAGCGTGTAGGTACCCGATGCTGCTGACTGTAAAAGCAGCAACAGCATGGATTACTCAAGCAGTAAACGAAGTTTAAAGATAGTGGTTTCTGTCTCCAGTATGCTGCTATCTATGACTATCAGCTGCTGCACGTCACCTGTCCGCACAGCGTTTTCACGCTGAATGGATAAATGTAATAGTCTAGCTTCTGCTAGTGCTAGCAAATCTTTGATAGTCATGGGATAGCCCTTTAAGAATAAGTCACCAGAACAACAAGCAGCGGTAGCATTCTGCAAACGAAGCTCGATTGAGCCACAGATAGCGCAATCCGTCTCTAGTCTGGATAATTTCCATACGATTACCAATAATCGCGGTGGGAGCAGCGTACGGATACATAGAACCTCCGTTTACTTTACCTGTGACCACGTCCAGGTACATCACACGCTGCGTAGCATCTTTGTGGAAGTATATACGGTCTTGACCATCGTAAGCGGTCATAGACCCTGTAGTTAGAGTTTCCGTTAAAGGCGCAGTGTTGATCGCTGAGATTCTGTCAGTGGTTAAGTCAATTCGCTCAAAACCGTATGCACCACCACCACGGGATACGAACATGTAACGTCCACGGTAGTTAGCGTTAGTGGTACCAAAAGCCCAGTTTGCGTTAGTTCCAGTTCCCTTAGCGTTACCTTCCAAGATCGCATACTGCGTGGCGCCAGCTGTGGGTGCGGTGATAGTGGACACCGTAAGCGTGTTGGACGTATTGCTGGCTATGATGACTTCAATTGGCGAACCAGTTGATGACAATATGCGCACGCGTCTACCAGCGTAGATGTTAACTGCCCAGCTTTTCGACGTATCCTGGATAGTTGTGGTTGACTGAGTGCCTGTAGCAACACCAAAATCTAGCGTACCAATGGTATCGCCTCTTGCAATCGAGTAGCGGCTAACGCCATTGGTAGGTGCTGTAGCAGCCGCTGCAAAAGTGAGCGTTGTGGCAGTATTGCTTGTAATGCGGACCACCTGACCAGCTGCTAGGCCCGAGGCAGCCGTGACAGCGGCAGTATTCAAGTACACTAGACGACCTGCGTGTTCGTTTACCGTCCAGTTCTTTGTGAAGTCAGTTAATGTCGTAGTAGACTGCGCGCCTACGATAGTAGTTGCTGCAGGCGTACCTGCCATTGTGTAAGTGAACGTTGTAGCGCTAGGAACCGTCGCAATTGCCACGTTTGTGACGTTAAAGTTGGCGTCCGTAGCTCCACGAACCGTTACTAAGCCGCCCACCCGGAACTGATGCGGATGAGCTGTCGTGACTGTTGCCGTAGTTGTTACGTTTGCGAGAGTAGAAATCGCGATAGGTAGATGCCCGCCGACTGTAGCAGCAGCGTTTCTAGCTGCTCCGAAATCCACTTGACGACCCCAAGTGGCGACTGCGCTCTCCATGTTGTGAAGCAGCACTGCGGCATTGCCGCCGCTAATCATGTACAGCTTATCAATATCTCCGAAGATAGCGTACACGCTTGTAGTATCTGGAGTGACGTCCCAAGCGTTCTGAACCGTAAGCGCGGTGCTTGTGTTGCTGGAAATCACACGTACTTGACCGCGTCCTGTGCCGTGCAGAATGCGGACTGCATAGTTAGTCCAGCGATTCGTAGCCCACGATTTTGTAGAATCCGATAGAGTAGTGGATGTTCCTGCCGTAGCGGTACCAGCGTCGAAACCGAGAATGAGGTAGCGGCTAGTGGAATCTGGAGCTGTACCCACTGTTGCCCACGTTAGGGTATTTCCAGTGTTGCTCGCAATCTGACGAATCTGGCCAGCAGCCGTGCCCGAGTAAATGAATAACCAATACCCAGCCCACTGATTCGCTTGCCACGCAGCTACGTCCACGCCGTGAGTACCATCAACTAAGGTCGTAGTCGTACCACTGGTAGCTATTCCACGTTCCCAGGTTGTAGCGTTCTCTGTTGTGCGTTCAATTGAGAAGTCCGTAAGTGCCGCCGCGAACAAGTTGGTGTATGCAGGTAGAATGAACCAAGTATCAGTCAAGATGCAGTACGCCTGCATAGTATAAAACGGCGCAGCTGCAGCTCCGGACGCGCACAAAACCATTCCGCTTGCAATTCGGAACACCGACGTAGAGTCAGGAGTAGTTGCCCATGCTGAATCCAGCGTTACGACCTGAGACTCAATTGTATAGAAGGTCTGGCTGCCTGCAGTTGCAGAAATTGCAGGTGAGAATATTGCCGGGTTGTTCCAAACCTTGTTGACCTGCGTCGAATCACCCACCGTAAGTACAGTGCTGGCATTGCTAAGAATTCGACGAATCTGACCTGACGAACCAGCTGGTGTGTTGGCTACGCGCATCGTGTATCCGGCGTACTGGTTGCCGGTCCACGCTTTTGTGCTGTCAGTCAGCGATATAGTACCTGCAGTGTTGCTCACAGCTGTCGCTATGCCGCTATCATGTATTACTGGGTCCGCTGCCGCTACGATCGTTCTCCGCTGACCCGCGCCAGTGCCCGAAACGATAACCACATCATAACCAACCAGGCTATTCTGTGTTAAGGCAGCAATTTGGAGGGTAGTGGACGTAGCTGAGATGACTGTGGTCTCTGGCCCTAGAGCACCAGCGAACTTCATGGCCGAGAACGTTGCGGGAGCAATAGCAGGCGCCTGAAGCTGCTGATACATGTCAGTCCATGTATCATAACGAGCAAATACTGTAGCTGAAATCAGGTAGTATATGTATCTGCCATGTTCTGAAGGTAAAAAATTACCATTGTCTGCGGAACACGAAGACGAAATCGCAGAGGACACTGCAGGAGCAAATCTAGTCCACTCCCACGTAGGGAGGTCAACACCCTGTGTCAAAGTATTTTTGTTTAACGCGGGCATGTTTTACCTTCAAACAAACAAGCTTAGTACGTATGTGGACCTGTATGTGTCTTGTATCTCAAACGAGCGGAATCAGCTCTTGGCTGATCGTGGCGAGGTGGGACTGGAGAAGCACCGCGTCGTACTTGTCCGTGCCGTCGATCGCGACATACGCCGCCATGCGTCCGCCCTGCGCCGCAGTGCCCACCTGAATGAAATCAGTCGGCGTGTAGGGACTAAAAACCCGGTTCTTGGCGTCGAACCTGTAGATTTGGTTGATGGCCGAAGCCACATACACGTTGATGTATGTGTAGCGGCCCTCTTGGCCGAACGGGCTGTAGGCTCCCGTGGTGCCTGCGCCGAAGCTGTTGACGTTGCCGTCGTAGGTGATCGCGCCAGTCCACGTTCCAGTGATCGATCCCGCGATGTCGAACAGATCCAACGTGACCGCGCCGCCTCGGAAGAAGTACTGGAAGCTGTGCCGCGCGTTGCGTGCGGCGTCTGGCTGGATTCCCCACCCAGGAGCCCACAGGTTGCCCACAGCGTTCACAGCCGGTCCTGCCGCGAAGTAGGTGGTGCTCCACGCGTCGGCAGCGATGGAGTTCGTCCCGTTGTTCACCGTCGCGTCGGTGAAGTTGTAGGTATAGGTCGTCACCACGCCAGTGGTGCGGAGCACCAAGAGGTTGGGCAGCTCGATGACGTACTTCGCAGACGTGCTCGGCTGCGTCGTCCACGCCGTTCCGAGCGTGTACACAGGACTCGGACCTGCGGTGTGTGTCGAGATGATTCGGCGCTGGCCGACAGACCCTGGGGTCACTGCATCGGCCACGATGCGAATCTGGAAGTTGCGGTACTCATCGGCTACAACCACCGCGTCACCAGCCGCAGCCTGACCCGTAATGCTGCTCGCTCCAGTCGCGGTGGCCGAGAGCGCCATGCGGATGCCGCCCGCAGTGTCTGTGTCGAACGCGCCCTTGACCATGCCCTCACCGGGCTTGTTGTCGAAGGGAACGTACTGCTCGTCGAGCACCAGCATGGCGCTGTCGGTAGCGATGGTCGCTGGAAGGTTGGTCGTGCCCCTGTTCGCCAACGTGTTCGATGCGGGCTCGAAGCTGCGATAGATGCCTGCCGCCGTGGTGCCCGCACCCAGCATGAACAAGCGACCGCACAGAAGTTCGTACCGGGTAGTGACCCCCGGCGTGAACGTCAGAGCTGTGTCCACTACAATCCTCGGCGTGGTTCCAGCGGTGTTCGCCACGATCCACCGCTCTTCGGTCTTACCGGACACAGTATCGATCAGACGAATCCTGAATCCCAACTCGCCGCTGCCGCCCCGGTTCGCCAACATGTTGACGCCGACCGCTGTCGGGAGCGCCGTCGAAAGCGTGAAGGCAGTGGTCGTTGCGAGAGTCGCCGACAGCGTGCCAACCGCTCCGAAGCTCGGAACGAAGGCGCTGGTGCTGCCCGTTGCGAACGTGCCCGCCGTGAGCGGGTTGGCGATCGCGAGCTGCCACGCCTTGGTCACGATGTTGAATCGATTGAGCACCGCGTTGCTGTGCAACGAGTACACGAACGGGTTGCGCGTCGAGTCGTTCCGCATGTCGCAGGCCATGGACATGCCCGCTGCATGCGTGTTGGGCGATGGGGCAACCTGCGCCCACATCATACGGTCAATGACTTTCTTGAAAGTGTTCGCCATGTCAGGTGATCCGCGCTCGGACGCAATCGGCCCACGCCGATAGGTTGGTTTGGTTGATTAACATTGAGCCGTTACGACTGTCGATATTTGTTAAACCGGTGACAGTGGTAACAGTGGCAACAGTGGTAACAGTGGTAACTGTGGTAACTGTACCTAGGGTCAAGCTAGGCGATATCGAGTCTAGTGTTATTCTTTGCCTCTGTTGTTGGTCAACAACAGCGTTAGACTCAAGTATTTTTACCGTGCGGCTCAACATTACCGCAAGGTTTTCTAACCTGTCAGGCTGTACAGGCAGAGGTGCGTCAGTACTGACATCTACAACAGTGCCATCTACTCCGTGTACGGGTTTGACACGTTGGTATAGTACGCCGTTTACTTCATCGGCGGCAACGGTTGCACCAGACCCTGGTGTATATCCAACGTTATCAGGCATGTGATACTCCTATCAAGCAAGAGTAAGCACGCCAGTACCAGGGTCGAAGTCAACAGTAAACGTTTCGCCAGTGGCTAGCGTGATAGAGCTGCCGTAATCCCACCAACCAATCAGCTCTTTGTTTGTGGCAGTGTCGTTGTAGAGTACGGCATACCTAAATGGGCCAACCGAACCAGTGGCAGTGAATACAACGTCTGCTAATACTAATCTGTACGTACCGCTGGTTTGCGAGCTTGACGTAATGGTCGCTGTCGTACCACCTGCGGTGTAGCCGTTACCTGCAGCGATCTCTGTGAGGTTGCTGAACTGGGTATTCGTCGCTAACGGTGCAGAGTTCGTTAACATCACCTTAAGGGTGTCGGCCCCAAGGTTATGTACTTTCTCAGCTAGCGCTTCTACGAAACTGTTGAACTTATTAAAAACGGCCATGTTTCATCACCTCGTCAATAGCAGACTCATAGTCTACCACCGAAACTGTTTGTACGCAAAGCGTAGTTTTTACACCACAACCATTGTGGCACCTCTGTATTTACCCTTGAATTTCTGCAGATTTTGGTCAATCCATTCTTTGAACGCAGTTATAGCACCAGTGTAGGCGCCGTACTGCTGCTGCGTATTGTACGACACTGATTGGCTAACGCCATCTCTTCCCATGGATACAGAGCCTACGCCAGGTCGCAATGCCGCACCCAACATAATTAGCGCATCCATGGCTGCTTTCTTCGCGATGAGTTCCTGTAAGTCGCACGGACAATCTCTCAAGCCCACAATAAAATTGAAGTGCCAGAAGTTAGGAATGGCAGCAGCTCCACGAATGGCGTTGACCCAAATTAAACCAATGAAATCGAATGCTATCGTTTGGTTGAAGGGAACAAGTTGTAGTAATCCACCCTGCGAGTAATGCTGTATCCAATCCAGGTCAATGTCTATCACTCTTGTGTTAGCTATGGACCCGAACAGGCTGTCTACTCGAAGGATCTGAGGAAATGGAGTTTGAATACTAATCCATTCCTCACCTGACCTGGGAACGAAATATGTCAGAGGACCTACAATGAAGTCGTAATCAGGGTCCGTGAATATCGGATTGGGTGCATTTATGCCTGCGGCAAACTGAATAGTAGTAGGATCTCGATCTGTTACTACGTTGGTAGGCTCCACATGTATCGCCAAAGCTACGTTTTCTAGCCAGTCTTCTGCAGAGCAAAGGAACCTTCCTAGAGTCTCATCGTCCAACTGTCTGTTCTGTATGAGTAGCTCATCTAACTGATTTGCTATTGGAAGGAACGTAGGACCTGCTACGCGGACTATAATATAGTCTTGCCCCATTACGCTAGCGAGCATCTTTGGCGCGCAACCCGCACCAGAACCACTGCCTCCCCTGCGAAGGATGTACACGCCTGGTGCACTTACGTTTACAACCGGACCACCGCTCCAAGATAGCTGCCGTATAATGTTCTGTGTGCCGCCTGTGAACGATGTAGGACCGGAAGCTGTGCTCAATACAGTAGCTCCAGTACCTGAAGCAACAGCAGAAAAATTAGACAACGAGCTTATTGCAGAGGCAACTAGCGCCGCAGTGTTTGCTGCTGGGTTTGGAACACCTGCAACTACTGCAAGCGATACTTGAAGCGTCGTTCCAGCCACAGTAGCTGAAAGTGCGGAAGTACCACCTGGCACAAGTACTTGCACCGTCCAGTTATTTCCTTCCGCACCAGTAAGTGCGTTATCTGCTGTTATTGTGACGGTACCGTCCACACCTGACCCGATCGCAGCTGTGGCGTTAGTGAGGGGGTCTATCGAGTATGTATACGTTAGCGGGTATAGCCCTAGTGGGTGTGTCCTAGATACCTCACTAACTGTGACACCCGTTATGTTGGTAGGCTGATACTTTACGTAGCGGAAGTCGCCCGCATACAGCGGCAGACCAAAAAGGTAATCAGTCTTTAGTCTTTCAACTGTGACTACACGGATAGCGAAGTCAGAGGAATTACCAACTATCTCATCTCTTCCGCCCGAAAAAGACGCAAGAGGCTCCGCAATAGATAACGATAGATTTGATGCGCCAGTAAATGTGGCACTTAATAAGTTTGCATAGTTTGCTTGTATCTGTGCAACTATGGCTTCTCTTGTATTCGAAGCCGCGATTGCAACACCACCGGATACAGCCAAGTTGATTGTTACATCAGTGCCCACAACAACAACTGACAGCGGAGAATTTCCAACTGGAACAACAACCTCAACAGTCCAAATATTTGAGTCAGTTCCCGTGTCTAGAGCTTGTAGTGCTACGGGAGCAGCAGAGGAAGTTCCAATCACACGAGACGCTGCAGTAGCAGGACTTCGTGCTCTTACGTAGTACTGACCGTGCCGAACCAAGCTAATCATGTCTTGGTCAACAATATCCTGCAATCTGAACGAAGCAGTGGCTATTTGTGGACCTGATGTGCCATTGAACAGCAGGCTAGACGACGCGACAACAGCGTCACGGCTGCGTCGCGCCTTAACTAACTCAACAACAACAGATTCATTTGTGTACGGAACGCCTCCGTTAACGGACACAGTGGCGTGCACTGTGTCTCGCCCAGTTTCGTAACGAGAGTACTCAGAGTTGTCTGTTACAACTGATATACCAGAAGGCTGGGGCATGTATCCTCACGGAATATCAAAAAGATTAGATGCGTTGCTAGGAACTGTAATTACTCTTCGATAGTTTGCATCTGGAATTACGAATTCTACTTGAGTACCAGTAAGTAGATCCAGGCTAAAGAAGCCAGTGGAGTCCGTGCGCGCAGTTACAAAACCCTCAGAAATCAGCACGCCGTCAGAAGCAGGGCGTATTATGGTGGGCATGGTAATAGTGCGAACAGATATTGATACGGCTTCTTTCGGTGCGCCTACCTGGTCGTAGATGTACCCAAAAATTGTGGTGGTTGTTGGCGTGAACGGAGAAGGCGGTGTGGGCGGAGCGGCAACAGCCACAGCAACGCGAGCAACTATTAAGGCAGCTTTAATAGTCGCACCTGTGAAGCTGAAGTACAGACTTCCAAGCGTATTGGTATCACTTGCAGTAACTGCAACTTGGTAGAACCCATTACCTAGGTTTGTCCAGGTAAGTGCAGTAATTGGAAAAGGAAGAAAAGATCCTCCCTCTTTCTTTAGGCCAACAGTAACATCCGAAAAAGTCAAAGACGTCGCTGGTAGGCCAGTACTAAGTTCCAAGTACACTACGACACTTGACGGAGTGCTCTGTAAAAGTAAAGGCGTTGTCATGAAAACCCCAAAGTATAAAGGCAGTGTAGCATACGCGTAAGAATGAGGCTACACTGCCTTTAATTTAACAGACTACACGACCAGTACTATGCTAAAGCAGAAGCCGCCTTGCGGCGGCTTCAATCCCACTGCCGAAGCAAAGGGAGCATAGGTATTGTTTGTACTGTCAATACTTATCGGCAACTGCCATTTCAACGAGAGCCGCAGCCGACTCCTCCGAGCGAGGCGGAATCTGCGGGGTAGACTTAACGCCAGGGATGAGCCTGTTCGTACCAACGTGAGCAGCTGCTCCCGAAGGTGCGCTTGCGTCTCGTCCAGTGCGTAACGCAGCGTTGAGCGCCACGAAACCCTGCAGAGGGGTAAGCGTGGTCGCTTCAACTTCGTTGCAAACACGCTCAAGAACTACGAGCAAAGAGTTGAATGAACGCTTTAGGGCGTCAATCTCTGCGCTATTGGTATCTCCAACCACTACACGTGCCTTAGCCATTTTAATCCTCCGTCACTTCTTCTGCTTAGTCTTGCTGGATGCTTTTTTAGGTTCGTCGTCGAAGGAAACAGAAATCTCTACAGGTGGCGTGACTTCTTCAGAAGCACTCTCCTCTTCAGGAGCCACGACTACCGCAGGTACAGCAACCGCTTTTTCTACAAGAACCGAAGTAGAGATTGGGGATGACTCCGACGACTCTTCATACCAGTACCTGCCGGGTCTAGCACTCATCTCGTGCTCCAAGAGTTCACACAGATGTGCGGGGCAAAGTGCCACCCCTCTTGAATCGAACGACAGAGGATGCTTACCTCCGAGCAGTATCGTTTTCTCCCTAGCGTAGTTACTGCGTACTGCAACAAAACTCATAGTGTAATCTTCATGCCGCGTTGGATCAGCTGTAATCTTTGCTATATCAGCTCTGATTTGATACAGGCTCTTACCTGTCTTAGTTACAGCTGAGTCTACTTTGGTAAGGGTACAAGAACCACAGACAACGGGCTTACCTTTTGTAGGTGCCTTATGTCCATATATTTGCTTTTCGCAAATGGCGCACTGCATGGGTTGTTAAAGAGGGGCGGAGTCACCGCCCCTCTTTACTCAACTATCAGCGGAGGCTCAGCTGGCCAACGTTGATGAAGCGCATCCACTTCTTGGGGGCGAAGAGGACTGGCGTACCGTAGAGAAGAATCATCCAGCGGTATGCGGGCGAGAGGACCGCGAGGTCCATCTTCATCAGAGGCATCAGCTGACGGAAGGTGACGACGTTTGGCGTCAACTCACCAAGGTATGCCGACGACGTGAACGGAAGAATCAGGTTGACGTCCGAGAACGAGGTCGTACCCGAGGCAGCCTGGCTCGACGCAGGAACCTGCGCGATTAGAGCGTAGCTGGCCAGCGAAGAGGGCACAGTCGAAGAGGACGACGCTGCCGAACGGTAGATACGGAAGAATTCTGGAGGGAATGCTCCGATAACTGCCGGGTTGGTGATGGTAAGCGGAAGCGCGTTACTTGCATCCTTCTGTACCTGCGTGAGGGCGGTAACCGCGCCAGCGAATGCCGTAGGCGCCGACTCACCGAAGCGGTTGCACGCCGTAACAACGTAAGCGAAGTTCGAGGTGCCCGCAGGAGCGCCCTTGTTGTGGTCGCCCGTTGCGCCAGCAGGTGCACCAGCCGCGATCGAAGCCGGGGTTGCCGGTGCCGAGGGCGAAAGTGCAGCAGCAGGCGGCGTAGGCGTGCGGCGAATGAAGATGTCTGGGTTGAACTCAATCACGCCCGCCTGCGTTGCCATCGTCTGGATGGTGTTACCAACCTGTCCGTTCATCGGTGCCGGGAGCTGGATGCGCTCACGAGGATAGAACGTCTTGACCAGGTCGCTCATGGTGCGCGTACCGAGGAACATGTCGGTCGGGAAACCGAAGTTCTCGATGATGAGGTTTGCTGCCTCTTCAATGTCCGCTTCCTGCAGTGTGTTACCCTCTAGGTCGATGACGTTAGCTGCGTCAATGAGGGCGTCTAGACCGTCCCACTGCTCCGACTCACCATCGAACGCGAGCGACGAGTCGCCACTGAACAGCGAACGTTCTACCTGCGAGAGCAGCCAGAGAATACCATTCTGGTTCTCAAGGGCGATGAGGTCACCGTGTGCGGGGTGCACAAGCGTTGCCTGGTGCGTGATCTCGCGGGTCGTGCCGAGGAACTTGACTAACTGCGTACGACGTACGTAGCTGGCGTCAGTCGCCTGCGGAAGTTCGCCTTCCTGAACGAACGGAGAAGCCTCTCCGCCGTAATCAGTCAGCTGGTTGTACTCTTCAACCGTGCTGTACGCGGGGCTCTTTGGCATCTTCTTCCACAGCTTCACGTGCGAAGAAGTGTACGTAAGAACCTTGAGGCTCGCCTCAAGGGACTCTACGCGAAGTGCGCTACCACCCGTTCTGCCCGCGCCGATCTGATAACCGGCTTCAAGTGCCTTGCTCAGTTCCGCGATGTCAGCCTCGCTGCCAGCGCCGAATCCAGAGCCGACAGTACCTGCCTGGAATGCTCTTAGTCCTACAGTCATTGTCTTCTACTCCTTACTTTAAACGTCGATTCAGCGACGACCGACTACCTTTTGACGAAGCTCAGGCGAAAGCTCGCCCGTCGCATCATACTTGAGAACATCCGTTGCCGTGGCTAGACCCTTCTGAACCAGGTCCACCAATGCTCCCGTTACCTGAGACTTGTTAAGCTCCTGCGCAGCCTCTGGAGCCACACCCGACTTAGACAGCGTGCTCTTTGCAGCGCGAGCCGGTCCCGACTCCACCTGGTCAATGCGCTGTGCCTGTGCCGCTAGTACCTCTCCAAGACGTGCAAGTGCTTCCGCCATCGACTTCTGCACTTCGCCCTGTTCGATGTCCGACTTTGCTAGACCGGTTAGTACGCGGTCAGTGATACGTGCTTCCATCGACGAAAGCGACTTGTGCATCACCTGTGCGAAACCTGCCAGGAACTCCGATACCTCGAAGCCACCCTTAACAGCCGGGTTTTCAGCTGCGTGGTCAGCGAAGGACTTGCTCACGTCCTTCTTCTTTTCCTTGCTCATCATCTCACGGATAAGCTTGCGGTCCTCAGCCTCGTCGCTGTGCTCTTCAGCCTTCGAGACCTCGTCTTCTTCCTCATCCTCGTCTTCGTCCTTGGCCTTCGCCATCATGGAACGAGGTGCCATGGCCTTCTCTGCCATGTCTCCCTTGGCCTCCTTGGCCTTTTCCATGTCCTTGAACTTATCAAGGCCACCCTTTGCGACGAAGTTCTTTTCGCCCTGCGTAAGAGCCTCGCCCTTAGCAATCTTGCTAAGCACGCTCTTGCGCATCTTTGCACCGGCTACCTTGTAGTCCGTGCCGTCAGGGCCAATAGAGTCGCTCCAGTCCTCGCTAGAAGCCGAGGTACCTGCCCACGATGCGGGGCTAGAGTTGCTAGGTGTGTGGAACACCTGCGTTGCTCCAGACTCTGCAACCATGCCAACAACCTCAGTAGTAGCCGTGCCACGAGAATTGTGACCCTTGGCTAGGTCCTGTAGGGACTGCAGTGCCTTCTGGAGATCACCAGTTTCGATCTTCTTCTCCGTCATGTTCTTCACTCCTGTCCAAATAGACCAAACGCGATATTGACGATGGCCTTAACGGCCTCTGTATCGAGGCCAGTCTCACTTTTGATTAGAACGCATGCTTCATCATAGGACAGCATGCTCTTCGCTGTAACGACGTCCTTTTTGCTGCCTTCCAAGCTCTGTGGAACCACAGGGTTCCCCATACCTACAGCCAGAGCTTTTTCAGCCTCTTCCTTCTTCTTATCTTCGTCAGATTCTTTTACTAAATCCCACTTCTGTGCTGAAAGAGATTTTGCTATTTCAGCCCAAGTTGTGGTATTTACTGGTTGAGTGGTGATGGCGACGTCCTGTATCCAGCACTTCTCAATTTTGCTACCGTTTCTTCGTAAAACTTTTCCTTGAATAGAAAAGCCTACTTTGCGGTCAGAACCCGATGCACTCAGTTGGTTCATCAAGTCCCAGTAATAGTCTGCGCGACTCTCTTCCTTGGGATTAGGATTCTTGAAAAGAAATCCTTTAACCCAAAGACCGTTTTTTGTTAGCTTAGCCTCTGTAGGCTGTCCGACCTTAAACTCAGGACCTGGTTTATGATCGTCGTTGAAATACCCGTGCTTTAGAAAATAAGAGAAATCAATACCAGCTTGGTCTATGATCTCTCCTTGTAGGTCTCTACTATCCGTAGAGGCTATGCCTTGAATCCAACGCTTACCGGTCTTGTCCGCGCCCTTTTCGCCGCCTTTTACGACGACCATCTGAGCGGGAACAAAGCAAGAAAACGTTTCTTCGTCAATCCAACCTTTGTCCATACAACCCTAAAACAAAAAAGGAGTAACCAGTAAAATTACTGGTTGCTCCCTTTGTGGAGAATCGTTTGTCTGTTAATCTTAGCTTTAGCTATTTGCGCTGTCAAGAACTTTTTATTTCTTTCTTAGGCGTACGGATATACAGCGGAACATGCTTGTTCTTCTCCACCGGTTGAGACGCTAGAGATTTCATCATGTCTTCGTTTAGCTGAAGAGGAACTTGTACCTCAGAAGCACAGCTCTTGCAAACAGCAAAAGCTGTAGAATCTCGGAACACTACTATCTTAGCGCGTATCTTGGTGTCCGAACCCAATGATTTTACGATTACCTCACCACAAGGGCAGTGAATGATGTGGTTCATACGTGCACCACTTTCATCGTGCCGTTGTCATACACCACAGACTTTTCAAGGCTAGTGGCTTCCGCTGGTACGTCATCCCATCCTTCGGATGCCTCTCCTGCAACACAGATTTGCGCGGCTTTTATCAGAGATTCTCCTGGGCCAGTAACGTCAGAGAGTAGTTGAGTGCTGATCTTCAGGTGCTTGGTTAGAAAGCTAAGCAAAGCTGCTGGTGACATGTTTCCGTCACGAGTAAGGTCAAAATGGTCATGCTCCCTGTCGAAAAGCCTGACGGAGATGCGGTTAGCGGCACGGTCATAAAACTCTACTGAATTAGTAGTTGTGACGCCAAAGATGGTTTCGCCTCGCTTATCTTCTAGTCTTAAGATTTTACCAGGCTTAGGCATCACGCTCTTTACCAAACTCCAAACATTTTCGTCGTAAGAAGAGTTACTGTACTGTGCCGTGTAAGTCCTGAGTGCAGGGCTTGGTGTTACGCCAAAGTGTATCTTACCTAAGCTTTTACGCACGCTAGCGTTTTCCATGGCCTCAGCCACATCTGGATGTTGCGCAGCGAAGAAAGAATCTTTTACAGAATCCCAGCGATAGTAATGTCCGTTATGCACACCGTATACTAACCCATCCTCTGGATAGCAAACATACGTTCCAGCAGCGGACCTCACAGGTATTCCTGTCCTTTTGGTTTCTCGCTTTGTAGAAGGTCGGTGCTTATGCGCTTCGCCGTCGTCCTGGTCTCCTTCGTCTTCTGCTTCAATCCCTGCTTTTTCCCACAGTTTTGGATTAGCTGGGTGTGCAATTCGCTTGCTTAGTTCGACAGCCTCTTCCTCTGTAAGATTTGGGTCAATTATTTGCCAATGGTAAGGAGCTATGTGGAATCGGGGGTTACCATACCCAAGCAAGAAGTGTAAGTTGCCCTCTACAGATCCCAGTAAGTGCCTTACTGGTTCCCCAGCGTGAGAAGGATGCGCGCAGGTAAAGGATATGGCACTGACTTCTTTTCCTTGAAGCTTGTGACTTAGCTCTCGTAGTCTGTCCCACTTGTCCAAACCTTTTGCTTTTCTGGCCTTAAGCAAAGGTTCCCAAGCATCAAAATATGTAAACAGGGAAGTCATTCAGGCACCTCGGTATCCGGCGTAGGAGGCGGCTCTTCCGCATCCTCTGGACTAGGCGGTGGTTGCTCCGGCTGTTCGTTCTCTTCTTCTTCTTGAGGCTGTAGCTCCTGTTCTACCTGTGCCTCAATAGCTGGAGAGGTGTCGTGCATCGGGGTGGATTGAAGCCAATCCGAAAACTCCTTCTCATCTTGTCTAAGAGAATTCAAATCACAGCGAATAATTGCAACACCAAAGTCATCGACCAGTAATCTAGTTAAGCTTTTTGTTACCGATGGGTCTGCTACTTGTTCTCTGTAGTTACGAAGCAGCGCAACCCTGACCTTGAAGTCTACTAAATGGTGAACGTCATCTCTGGTCGATAGGACCTTAGACAGTTCGTCGAACGCAGAAACTTCAACTTCATCAGCTGGAATCATCTGAAACGCCATGCGATTTACTATGCGACTGAACAAATGGGAGGCGTTCCAGTTGAGCAAGAACTTAGGACTAACCCTAGTTGCGTAAAATACTGAGCTTATGTAGTTTATGCCCACAGGCCTAATGCCGTGGATAGTATTGTACTGGAAAAGCGGCTCAGTGGGCGCTCTATGCGCAACTAGACTTGTAATGAAGTCTAGGAAAGTAAGGTCGCACACAAACTTACGACCAAGAAGAATCACTGCTTGGTCTACGAACTCTACATCTCCAACGGTAGCAGCGATAAGCTCTTCAGGTTCATAGTATCCCTGGTCACACAAAATCAGAATAGCTCCGGTAATCCTGTCTTTTTGATACTTCGAGTTAAACAGGGTTACTGCATGTTCTCTGAACTTGGGTAACGCGGCATCAACTATACGTAGTTGGTTTTGTACGTACAAATCAAGGTTCTCTTTGACGTCAGCATCAAGGTAGATGTATTTTGTACCTTTGTTGTCAAAGACTTCAAACCAAATGTTTTGACTAGAATTCTGGTTGTAGTCAGAATTTCTAGACAACTTAGCGCCCTGCGGTGGAGCCATATGGCGCTTGTACCCTTCCTGAGTGAAGAACTCTGGGTTCTTCTCGACCAGGGGCTGGTCTGCGTCTAGAAGAGGAGCACCGAGAAAAGGGTCAAAGTCCGCTGATTCCTGTGGGGCGTTTGAGTACCTATAATAGTTACCCAATCGATCTCGCCACCAGTATTGGTACAGTGTGCCGTACTCACCAGACTTGAATATGTACTGGTGTGCACTATCCGCTGCAGAGGGCATGCCGAATGCCTTCTTGATGTTAGCTGCAGAGTTCATCCTTTACCTTATACAGAGTAATACTGCTAACAAGGGGGTTTTCAACTTCCTCAAACGCAGCGAAAATTAGTAATCTGTTGAATATATCAGGCCCCAGCATCTTTAGCAACTGAAGCTTGCTCTTTGGTCCCTGTGCCTTCAACTGCCGTAGGATCGCTTTGTCCACCGCTGGTAGCCTCTTGGCTATTTCTTTGGTTAGCTTCTTGTTCGTCATAAGACTCCAAGTAGTCCTTAAGATAGCCCCGAATTTCCAACCTGTACCGCTTGGCGTCTGCACCAGGTACGTACCCAGGCCAAATCTCAGATACAATGTCTTCTAGTATAGCGGGGTCCATTATGGGAAGCAGGTTCATGAGCTTCTCTATGCCCTCTGGCGTATCGAGGTCAAAGTCGTATAAAGACTTTCTCAAAAGCTCGGCTGTGTGCGTAACCTTATCCAAGGATAAGCTAAGAATTTCTTCAGCTTTTTCATTATCGAAAGATTCTTCTAAATCTGAGAACTCGATGCTCATACCTCATTCCCTTCTCGGTCTACCCTTGCCTTACGAGTGTACATGTACCCGCTGGAATACCGCCTAGGAATGACGTTGAAGAAACTCTCGCCATCCTCGTAAGACAGACTTCCAATGAACGTGTTCTTCAACTCTTCTAGCACTGTTTTACTGGTAGAACGAATTCGCGCACCATCCCACCAAACGAATGCCAGGGTTGAATGATTGTCTGCACTGACGATTCGGAAAGCATCGAAGGTCTTCATATGCTTAGTATTACTCCAACTCCAACAGGTGTCGAGGAAAAGCCGCACTAGACGACAACCATAGTGACTTTGTTAGTTCTTCGGACTTTCTACGTCCTGGTTTGAAGGTCTTTACTTCCTCCACAACTGATGCACGCTCAGTTGCACCTGTTTGATTAACTGTCTTTTTGTCATCCGAATAGTTTGCAAGTTCAGTTGCACCTGTTGGGTTGACGGTCTTTTCCGTACCGATTGATGGGACATTACGCATTGGAGAGGCCTCCGACTGCTCTGCTCTAGCTGCAGTGCGTAATCCCGCGTATGCGGGCACGCTATCCCAGTAGTTTCTACTAGACTCAGAATTAACAGCGCCTGCGTGCCAACCATGTCCAGGAGCAACCAGGGGTTTCATAGCCAACATGCGCTTGCAGTCCTCATGCTCCGGATGCGAAGGATCGGAGGCTCCGGTAGTTATGTAGTGCTTAGCAAAGCTAGAAAAAACTTGATCTGGCAGTTGTCCCTCTGCGTCGGTGTCAAGAAACTCTTTTATCCTATTTTCCTTTGACCAACCAAAAGCACCATGCCTGGCATCCGATGTTGGAGAAGCAGAATCGGAAAGAGCGGCGCCGTAGACAACCGACCTAGTTGCCTGCATAGGAATTTGTCCGTGCGTGTCCTGAAGATGCGCTATGAATTTCTTTCTGAGGTGTGTCTGTGCTATCTGCCAGTCTGATATTCCTTTGCTTTCCAGGTGACGTTCAGTATCTGCGAGGCTGTGAGCCTTAAACTGCGTAAGCAAGTGGTCCGGTACGGTCAGTCCATCTTTATGGTACTTTTGAAATCCGTTTGCTAAGGTGTTCTTGTGCCCTTGCATTCCTGCGCCGAAACACAATCCGTGGTCTATGGCTCGCACGTCTGACAAGTCTTCTGAGAAGACCAGGTTACCATAGTGCCTATCATTATTGTTTTGAACGATGTCAAGCACAGCAATTTCACGCAGCTTTGTCTCCACCTTATCTCTGTGTTCCTCAGGAACACAAGATATAATCGCGGTAACGTCGCCGTAACCCTTCGAAGCCGCGTCTATGCGAGCATTAAGCTCTGCGTTGTCTTCGCGCAGTTTTTCGATTGTCTTTTTACCTTCCTGCCAGTGCTGTATGCTCATTCCCTCCCCCATCCCAACTTCGTGACGCAAAGTTGTTGGAGGTACGTGTTCAGTTAATCCAAGGCTTTCTGCTAGGTGATGAGCCGCGACTTCACTGTGTTGTCCGCGATTTTTAGGTGTAGTGGATATGCCGTCTGGTATACCTGCAGCGCTAGGACGGTACGCGTCTTCTGGAAAAGACGGAGGTGGTTTCATACAACCACTGCCGTTACCTACAATAGTTGCCTTGTACGAAATATTCGCACCTTTTTCTTCTTTTCCAAGTTCTTTTACTGTGGAAAATTCTCCCTCCGACAGGTGAGTCAGTAGCACGTCCTTAGGGTGTACTTGTTTGTCGTAAGCAGTGGCTTGTGCTTTTTGCTGCTGCTTTTGTTCTTCTTGTACCGCCTCGGTACGTGGCTTCGCTCCTCGTGCAATAGCCTCTTGATGCTTCCGGAAAATAGTTCCTCCAGTCTTGTGTTGTGTTGCACCATTTCCGCCATGCTTTTGGCACTCAGAACCACCACCAAACTGGCATTCTGAATACTTTATGTTTCCACCGCCACCGCCACCAGGTGGTGCAGGCGGCTTTGGCGGCGTGGCAGGGTTGCTAGAAGGCCTTCCAGGACCTGCCACGTTGCCAGGAGCTGCTGCTCCAGGCTGGGACGGGATCCCACGTTCGACCCGCTGCGAAGGTGCGCCCTTAGGCTTAACCGTAGACGAAATTCCGCCGCTTACGCCGCTGCGTGCTTTTTGGATATAGTCTTCAAACAAAGACTTTTGCAGCAGAGAAAGCTTGCCTGCAGACCATCCATATCCAGGCGGGATGTAGACTAGCTGGCATCCACATGACGGATGAAGCGGAGGAAGTGTGGTCTTCCAATGAAGATGTTTGCCTGCTTTTTTGGTGTGAGAAGCAGTGTCATTGCTACCAGCTGCCAATAAGTCAGCAAGCTTGAAAACCTTAGGACTTCCACTGGAGTCTAGATAGTGGTCAGTACAGTCTGCACAACATTGTGGAGCAGGAACTACGCTTACAAGAGAGTCAGCTCCAGCACTGTGCTGGTAAACATCTATCTTGTTGACTATGGCCTGCGCGTGACCTGCGATCTTGGCCCTGTGTAGCTCTGTTTGGGCTACTCTCTTCCAATTCTTCTTTGGACCAGTTTGAAGCTTTGCTGCTAGCGAAGATGCGACCTCTTGTGAAGTCTTCTTCTGGAGCAGCCCCAGTTCTATCTCGTTGGCAACAATGTCCCGAACAGTAGCTTCAGTAATAACTGTGCCGAGAGAAGCCGCTAGAGAATCGAATACGCCGTTGCCTATCTCGGTAGCTAGATTCTTGAGGTATGAGCCAGCCTTCAATCTAGCTTGTTCAATTACTAGCTCTTCCAGAGGAGACAGTGTCAAGCGCTCTGTCTCATTTACTGCGGCTTCGTAGGAAACTTGTTTGTATTCGGCACGCTTTAGCAGTGCTTTCATTCTGCCAAGAACGTAAGAACGATTAACCAAATCCAAGGATTTACCCATAGGGAGCCGACCATACTGTTCAAGCTCCTTTATTTCTTCCTTGGTTAGCGCAGACTCTCCCAGAGTGGCGTAGACAAGCCAGTTTGAATGAAGCTTAACAACTCTACTAAGCTCCCTTATCTTCTTGGGAATTGCCATATGCTATTTCGTGGATCATTCGCTCTCGTCAGCTCGATCCATCTGAGCTTTTATCTTTTCTGCCCAGGCTTTTCCTGGGTCGCCACCCCAGAGCAGCCATGCGACAAATCCCTTGTCATTCCATGGCTCACTCTTGTTTTCAGGTGAAACGCTCTTATTCTTCGCATGTCTTGAGAAAAACGCAACCATTTTCGATATGGTCTCTGGCGTTACTGCATCTCTGTTCTTCAAGTTGACCGCACGCTGCACGCCCGAACCTATGCCCTCTTTGCTAGCCTGCTCGGGTGTTAACCCTCCACGGTTTGAAGGGCTTGCCTTCTTCCTGTACTCAAGCCCCCTTGCTGCTGCGGCGGCAACAGACTCAGGTGGCTTGAAGTTTATGTGCCCGTACTTGGCGGCTGACTTCTGTAACGTCTCTTGCAGGCGTCCTATTGCATCGTGAAATAGATTCAGGCTCTTTTGGGTGTGCTCTCTTCTTGCGTCTTTTGCTGCTTCCGTGTTTTCAACAAACTGATTGCCCTTTTTTGAGCCCTCAAGCTTTTTCTTGTTTGTTGCTTCTTTTTCTTTAGCGGAAAGTTCTTTCCAAGCCTTCTCTGGAAGATACCTACGCATAGACCCATCGGACCTCTCCGCAGGCTTACCGTCTGAAGTGGTCCATTTCTCATCTGTCCACTTAGACAGTGATCTTTGCTTTTTCGTACGCGGACCCTTGTACCCGCCACCTGCAGCTTCGTACTTCTGTGCTAGCAGCTGTGCTTTACGAGCAGACCACTGTCCGGGCTTGCCACCATCTGATCCGGCCATTACTTGTCGCTTTATCTTTTCGCGAAGCTCTGGCTTTGTGTACGTGTTATTGCTTTTTTGCGTATCTTCGTCTTCGTCGTCTTCGTCGTCTTCATCGTCTTCATCGTCTTCATCTTCCGCTACTTCGACCTTAGCCTTCTCTAGATACGACTTGATTACACCAAGAGGCTCTTGTGGATCCTGTCTTGGAGTACCGTGCTTTGGATTCTTACGCTCTAGACTCTCTGCGTACGACCCTTTAGCCAAATCTGCGCGAAGGGTCAACGCAGGGTCTGCTGGCCTTAAAGCGGTGTGGCCTGTTCGCGTAGGGGGCGTACCGTCCTCCAGGCGCTGCCGTTGCATGGGGGATAGCCCCTTTACTACGGTCTCATGTTCCACCATTACAAAAAGAGGGTTAACAGCCGCAGGGCGTAGAGGCTTTGGTGACCAGTTGCTCATATCAGTCTTCCTTATCTAACAAGATTCTAGACACTTCATCTTGTAGGCTGTTAGCCATGACATCGAACATAGCATCTATTTGCCGAAATATTTCTTGCTCCGCAGGGTTTTCTGCAACGATTTCGCTAGTTTGAGCTTCCGCCAACTTCTGCAACCCTAGGCCAACACTCTTAAGCTGACTAGGATTTAGATTCGTACGAATCTTCATCAAGACCTCGTCTGGGCTCTGCCGGGATCACCGCCACCGCCAATGCCAGCATTGTAGCTCATCTCTGCCGTCAGGTGGTCAGCTACTAGCTGATGAACGAGCGCACACTCCCAAGGTACCAACCGCAGCTGAACAGAGGTAAGGGAAGCGGCCAGTCGCGAATCCACGAAGGGAAACATCAGGGGGAACAAACATCCGAGTATGAGCTTTTCAAGTTCAGTTAAGTCCCCTTTGTCCTTTACCTTGTGAATTATATCCACTACCACGTGCTTGGCATTGTCTAAATCCAAGTCGCCATTTGGGTATCTACGGAATACTTCGTTACCGTTGACGCGACCCATAGGTGCCCGGTATTGCTGTTCGATCGTAGACGCCTCGACCGCAGTTTCTGTTGGCACGTAGTCTGTGCCTTCTCCGGGTCGTCCTCCCGATAAAACTTCACCCATACTCTTAAGTAGCTCGGAATTGCCCTCTAAAAAGCGTACTGGATACCTTGGAAAATGCGACATGTTCAAATCCTCACATACAATGCAAAGCTTTTCTTAGTAGTAGCTAGGAGACCAGGTTCTTTGGATGCAGGCTGGTCCACAACCAGTCTTCCTTGCTTTTCCGAGCTTTCCTTGTGCTCCTTCTTAACTTTACGCTCCAGCTTTTTAGCTTCTTTAGACCTTCCCTTACGGCTTAGGTAAGTTTGATAGTCTTCCTCGGTAGCGAAGTAACGGTACATAGGAGACCCGTCTTTTTCGTAACCAATCTGTACTCGCGCAGCATATTTGCCTCCTCGATGCTCGAAGCGACCTTTAGCCGACACGGGTTTTCCCGAGTCAGCTCCGCTGCTAGGCTTTCCGTCCTCCTCTGACTTAGAAAGCAACTCTGCGCGCAAATATAACATGAATCACCTTCTCCAGATTGGTGTTGCTTCTCGGTTCTGACTCCGGATAGCATCACAACGAGGGCAATCACTCAGGCTTTTGTGTGTATAGCCGCAAGAGTTACAAGACGTCATGAAATCTGGAGAAGTAGGAGAAGCGGACTGGAAAGGTGCGGCGACTCGTACGGTTGGTGCAATAGGCTCTTCAAACGGCCTGTTTCTGTGCAGTGCCTGAGCTACCTGCGGACCAAATAGTGTGACTTCCGTGACCTCCTCGCCTGAATCCACAGGCAAAGAAGTGTTCTTTTGTCTTGGAGCAAATGCTGTCAACATCCTGCTCGTCAAGCTCTTCAAAATCTCAATAGTTTCAGCCGATTTTGACACAGAGGTTCCTCCGCAATTCTTACAGACTTCATCAGAAGTATGGCTGCAGGAAGACTTGTGGGTCTCCCACTCTCTCGCCATTTCGGGCTCATTAGCCCACATCCAGCGCCGCTGCTTCTCACTAGCAAAAGGCATACGCTGAATAGTAGCAGATACATCACGTAGATACAAGTGTTTGATTAATTCTCCCCTATGGGTCTTTAGCTTCTCCTTGAATTGATCCAAGGTCAGCTCTTGCATATCACCAAAGAACCTGGGGTCGTTAAAGTGCTGTAAATATGCAGCTTTTGCAGATTTGGCGTTGTCAAATCCCAGCATTACCTTTTGTTCATCTATCTTTCTGAACTCAGGTCTAGTCATTTGTGTAATCACAAACACTTTTGTGGACGTTTTATTCTCCCCGACAAACACATCAACCGCATCATTATCCAAGCCAAGAGTTCCTTGAACGTACCCATATGGATACTTCATCTTTGTAGTTCCGTGCTCTCCAGAAGCTGGGTCGTACCAGTGTCGAACGGTTCCTTTTCTGTTTTCTATAGCTATGGACAGACCTTGAAAGTCGATGCGGTCCTGAAGCTCTCTGCTGGACTTCTCAAGGTACAAATATGTCATTTTGAGCCCCGGTAGATGTCTATCCAAGACTCTGATTCGTCTTCGAGGTTTATCTCAAGTACCTTAAGAGACTTTGTGAAGCTGTCAGCATACTGGGGACCTTGATTGTTTTGTTGCTTTTCGGGAGAAGGCTCATTGCCGCTCTGCGCTTGTGGCGCTTCTTCTTCAGTTGGGGGAGGTGCAGCAGGCGCTGCGCTGGACGCAGCCAGCTGTTGCTGCTGCATTAGCAACTGCTTTCGTTGTTGCTGTGCAGTAGTATACGTTGGGTTAAGAATTATGTCACCGTCAGGAACATCAGGAAGGTCTTCAGCCCTTCTGATTTCGTTCAGGGTCATATACGTGCTTACTTGTTCCTTGCGAAGCTCGTGCTTCTCCTGCTCCGTAAGTTCATCTAGCCCCATGAAGTCGAACATGAAATGGTCGTCGATCTTCGAAACTACATGATTGTTGATTAGCTTTGCTATGAAGCGAAGCATGGGCTTTAGGCCACGATCACGACTGGCCTTTAACTTCCATTCTTGTGAAGACTCAAATAGAGGTGTTTGCTGAACTCCTCCATGCATGTCGAAGTTTAGCTCTGCTGGGTCTATTAGGAAAACAGCGCAAGTCAGCTTAAGTAGATACTCCATCCACTGACCGTACTCCATTTCTTGATTCGAAGGATGTAGGTTGATCCAATCCACTCCTTGTTCCGTCTGCAGAATTGGTGTGCGCCAAGAATTTTCTGTGCCTTCAAGATTGGCTCTCCATTGACGTCGGAAAGCCTCAAGCTGGTCAGGAGTTAAGTTGTCTCCCTTGAAGTTAAGTATGCCCTTAGGTGCAGACCCTTGCATGAAGAACCTTCGATTGTATTCCTCTGCATACAAATGAGCAGTAATCGTAGTTACTAGCTGCTCAAGCTCTCCGTAGCCGTAACCCTGAATGTAGATATCGCTTCTTGGGTTTCTTACACCCCAAGCTAGTTCGTTGTACGTATATGTGTTACGTATTTGTCCGTTTATGATTTGCACATATGAAGGTACGTCTTGGGTTTCTGGATTTCTAACCTGAAGGGTCTTGTACGGTGACGCTTGATTAGCGGCTGGACTAATTCCTGTGTATAGGTTGTTGTTCAGCCTATTTGCCGTGGAAAAAGACATGTCTAAGTTGTTGGCTGCCAGCCGAATAGTAGACGCGTCAATAGCTAGGAATTCGTAAGGCTGCCCTTTGCGATCTGGTACAATTTCGAAACAATTGTGAGACACGTAACCATTAGCTATATAGCTGTGCGTGTCCTCTACTTCCATGTTGTAGACTGGGTGACTCTCGACCGCTTCCGTTGTGACGTCGTCAACTCTTATGTAAAAATAAGAATCATCAAACAGATCGTGCGTAAATGGGCTAAATGAAGAATGGCAAGTAGTAGGAAGTTTAACCTTGGGGTAGGTTAGGTACATATCAACTGTTACGTCACCTGCAGGAATCCACTCAGGCTTATGGTCAACGTGCTGTTGCGCTAAGTGTGCCTGCTTGTTGGTTAGCACCAACAAAGGATGGTTACTTGTGGCAGTGACAGCAACGCCCCTAGATTTGATTGTACACAGATTTCCAGTAAACAATCGCTGTGTAGGGTGTAATACCTTGTGGGGATTTCCGTCGTGCGAGATTACGATGTCTCCTACCTCTATGTCCTCAATGGACTTGGTCGTACCGTCAGCAAGTGTTACTTGCGTACCAGCTACGTGGCAAGCCTGGTCAAACATGAGAGAGTCTCTGACCAGCTTCTTTAAAAATGTTTCGAAATCATCTCTTATGATTGCACTGTGCGGATTCGGATCAGGTGCCCCGCACTGATAGATGAAGGATTCCAAGCTCTGTATGAACTCGCGTTCACCCTTCGTGGTTAGGCGCGCAGGATTCTTGTGCTTGATGGCGAAGCCAAGAGACTTAGTCATCCTAAACGGAACAGCGAAAGAGGCTACTTGATTACACCTAGTCTGTATGATTGCAGCAATCAAAGAAAGCTGCGTGGGTATACGCTTTAACGTTTCGTAGGTAAGTGAATACCTACGATCCTTGTAACCCATCGCGAACTGGACGGACAGTGGGTCGAATACAAGCGAACGAGGACCTTGCTTAGCTTTTGCTGGGTCAAGCTTAGATTTCACTATCTCATCGTGAACCACAGCAGGTATCATGCTGGTGGCGTCTCTCCACTCAGACACCTTCTCTACCCATTGCGTGTAGTCAGGAAGCGAAGTCATTTAACCACCAATTTGTGTATCGAAGACATGAGCCTAGTATGCAGCCATTCGTTAAACCTGGCACGTTCGTAGCCAGAAATTCTGACATAACCCTTCATCACATCTTCCACAGAATTGCCTTTAACCACAGTCAGGTACTCAACCTCCCGTTCATTTGGCATATAGTAGGCTAGCTGTTCGTGTAAATCACCTGAAAGAGATTTCAGTATCTCCAGTGCCTTGTTAGTGTCTTTAACTTCTTCTTTTCTAACTACTATTCCACGTTCCTGTGCAATCTGTGAGTCTTTCTCTCGGTCCTTCTCTAACTCGGCATCTAGTGACTCTGGATCTCCTTGCTCTGCCTTGCGCCATTTGCGTCCAACATCCGGGTCATCCGGAGACGCGTCACCACCCAGAGCACCAGAACTGTGCCTGGTGAACGACTCTTCGTAAGAACGCGCTGCTCTGGCTCCTGTAACAGAGTCAGTACCTGTAGAAGGTATTTGTACAGCTTTGTTCAAATCTAGATACAGATTCATGCAGCGACTCCTGCCACCTATCTAAGGAAAATGCGTTGACCTGCCTGCTTTTGCGATTTACTTACTTCTTTTGTAGGCTCATCCGCTGGTTCGTCCTCGTCGTCTGACTGTGCGTCAATTGCCTCTTCCTCAGATTCAGCAGCTTGTTCATCCATATCTCCGACATTTGGTACGGATGGAGATTTGTATCTTGGTTCTATATTACCTACGCCGTGCAATAACGAATGCCCTGAAGCTATAGCACCAGTAATCCCATAGTTTACTGTTTGTTGACCCAGTTGGCCAGCCCCGCGCTCAGATACTGCGGCTTGTGCCATTCCTGCGGATCCTGCGTAGCCCGAAGACGCAGCATCCAGCAGGTCACGGAACAACGAACTGCTTGCTGTTCTGTTGGGCGGCTCGCCACCTCCACCGCCTGCATCCCCACCATCTTCCTCAGACTCTGAGTAAGGCTTTTTCATGTCACCAGCCATCTTCTCTAGCTCTTTCAAAGCTTTAGATTGCGCAGCGCTGGGCACCTTATCCGTGTTTGTATGCTCTTCAAGAGCACCTAGCATTCTTCTTGCTTTTTCTTTTTCAGAATCAGAGAGGTTAGGATTGTTGTCCAAATGAGACTGTACGCTGTCCCTCAACGTTTCAGCGCGGCCCTTGTGGTCGTGCATTTTAGCGTGGTCTAGTTCGGACTCAGGCTCATTGGGTTGAGCAGCTTGCTCCTTAGCCTCAGCCTTGGCTTCTCCAGCTTGCTCCTTAGCCTCAGCCTTGGCTTCTCCAGCTTGCTCCTTAGCCTCAGCCTTGGCTTCTCCAGCTTGCTCCTTAGCCTCAGCCTTGGCTTCTCCAGCTTGCTCCTTAGCCTCAGCCTTGGCTTCTCCAGCTTGCTTCTTAGCCTCAGCTTTGGCTTCTCCAGCTTGCTTCTTAGCCTCAGCCTTGGCTTCTCCAGCTTGCTTCTTAGCCTCAGCCTTGGCTTCCTTTTGTTTCTTCTTCTCAACTAGGTCGTCCAGTTCAGCTATACCAGGAGTTCGATATGATTCATGCACGCCAAGTTCTTTGGCTGCTTTCTCTGCCTCGGAAAGCTCCGCTTTATGTGCAGCGGTTGGTACGTGCTTCAGGTCGGAGTGAAACATGCTGATAGCATGGGCACGTTCAGCTCTTTTCCTGTCCTTGTCTGATAGCTCGGTGTTGTTATCCAAGTGGGACTTAATAGCTTCTGCTAAGTCCTTCGCTCTGTCAGTATGCGTTTCGTGCCTAAGCTTTTCTGCTTCGGTTTCTGGTTCCTTTTGAGGTTTCTGCTTCTTTTGCTTCAGCTTCTCTGCTAGCTTCTTAGCTTTATCCCCAGTCTCTGCGTTCTTTTCTTTGGCCTCAGAGGAGGGTGTAGACGCGGAAGATACTTCTTCTGCAGGTTTTGCCGGTTCTTCGGCAGGTGGAGCATTGACCTTTTCGTGGATAGAGTAGTGGCGACCTGCCAAGTCTGACATGCCTTCAGCTTTTAATTGGTCTGCTAGTTCCTTGTGCTGCTCGGAGGTCCAACCATCCGTACGCTTTATTGCCAGGTTTTCATGCTTGTCAGACTCTTCTGTGTCACCAAGTTCTTTGGCCACCTGAGCAAGCCTGTAGTGGTCCATAGGCTTACTATCTGCAGGTGCATTTTCAGCCGAGAGGGGATTTGGTGTGTCCTGCCTGCGTCGTGCGGGATCAGGAGCAGTTCTAGCTACAGCAGGCATCTCCTGCGTGTCAGCAGTGCCTATGTCTTCTTTTTTGGGTTCGTCATCCTCGTCTAGATTCAGAGTCTTGGGCAAAGAGCTAGACGGAGCCAACAAGGAGGGTTTGCCCTCTGTAGCAGGCATCTCCTGCGTATCGGCAGTGCCTATATCTTCTTCTTTTGGCCCAGTAGCTTTCTTCTTGGCCCGAGAACTAATCGCGCTCAGCTGCTTATTCCTCAATGAGGAACCTTCTCCCACGCCTCCAATACCTTCGGCTTCTGGCTTTTCTGCTTTTGGTTCTTTCGCAGCGGTCTTGCTTGCCATGGCTTCTTGGTGGAGCTGCATTTCTTTGCCGCCAACTTTGTGCCTAGGCGCACCATTTCCGCCATGCTTTTGGCACTCAGAACCACCGCCAAACGGACAATCTGTAAACTTTAGATTTCCACCAGCAGCGCCAGGAGCCTTAGAAGAGCCAGGAGCTTTAGGAGCACCACCAGCAGCGCCAGGAGCTTTAGGAGCACCAGCAGCGCCAGGAGCTTTAGGAGCACCAGCGTCTGCTGGTGCCCCCGAAGTCTTAGGCGCCAAGTTAATCTTGACAGCCTTGTACAAGTCACCAAAAGACTTGTTCATGTCGTGCAGGAACAGATTCATCCTGCGCCTTCCTCCGAAAAGTCAAATACTGGCTTTGCATTAACTCCAACAGAAGCGGTGCCACGCAAGAAGTTGTCAGCAGCTTCTGCGCTTCTAGCCAAACCACCTGTGCTGTTGCTTCGATCTCCTCGAAGAGCGGCTATCTGCTCAGCGGCTCTACGGCTCTTTGCCCTTCTGGAAACACCAACAGGGGAACCGACGATGCTGTGCTTCTCAGCAGCGGTGATTGAACGTAGGTCGGAAGGGTCAACAGTTGCCACGGTCTCTGCTGGTGCCACTTCCTCTAGATGTGCAGAATACTTGGCATCCTGAGTCACGTATAGCTCCATACGTAATACTCCTGAAGAAAGCCTATGTGCGTGTCCTGCTGCCACCAACACCTCATCGCCAGGAGCTAAAGGTCGGGTAAGCAGGGAGCCGTCATCATTTACTTGTTGATAATACCCAGATCCGGAAACAACTCTGTAGATTCTTACCTTCTTCTGGTGAGTCCACGTAGGTGTTATCGTGTTAGGCATCAACACCATGTGTAGTGTTTCGAATGTTTTCTGAGTAACACCAGTCACGAAGAAGCCATAGTCTGTCTGCGTGCGGTCACCAACAACCAAGAATGGATCCTGCTTTTCAGCAACAATCTGAGAGTGCTTGCGAATCTTAGTAGGATCTATTTGTGGCCTCTTGCGTTCCAAGCGATTCATATAGTCTCCTTCTTCTTCTCGTTAAATACCTTACGCTGGTCTGTTAGCCAGATTTGGTAGTTTTTAGAAACGCAGTGGCACACAAGAGGCGCTTTTTGTCCGCCTGGTCTAGTCAATTCCCCAATGATACCACGTCCGTAGCACTTTGTACAACTGCGTGAAGCCCAAAAGCCAGGAGAATTGGAAGGAGTGTTACTTCTTACATACTCCAGGAACTCCTCTCGGTCTGCTTCGTATTTAGCCCTAACTCTCTCAGCTACTTCGGGTGGTAAGTTTTTGAATAGATTTGAGATAGAGTCTTCCACGACCTGTGGGTTCTTGTTCATGGAAACACCTCCCCTTCCTCCTCAAGAATCTTACGTAAGGTAGAATCATACCACTTATCCATGTAGCTCTTAAATGGCCACATAAACAGATAGTTTGCAGATGTAAACTGCTCTACTATTCTTGCTTTCTCTGAAATGGCAACTCTCGCACCGTACAATCGGACTAGTGCCCTGATTGTCTGTGCGTACCCTGCCATTTCTATTTTCGCTCTACACCAAGCCAGCCCTATTGGAAGTGGCAAGAATAGGTAAGCAAAGCTTACAAGCACAAAACCGACCCAGACATTTCCAAAGCCTGCTGATCTGTACTGCTTTATGTGCTCTAGCTCATGCAACAGTACTTCATACTTCTCCGCACTTGACAGTGCGTCCCAGGGCACTGCTGTGCCAATCCTATTTCCAAAAGTGGTGAAGAAGGAGTTCATGAAGTCCACATTACCGAATGTGATCACATGAAGCAGCTTCCCAATAGCTCTCCAATACCATTTATCTACCTTATTCTCGATCACAACCCCGTATTCTTGGGTGGCTACCTGCATCAGCTCTTCGTACAGCTCATCATGTGTTTGCGTGTTTCGCATACTTCACCTACTTCTTTGTCTGGGTTTAACGGTTGTCGTAGGAGACCTGCCTGTGTGCACAAGAGACCGAGCATGAACCGTGCTACGTCTAAGCGTCTTTTGTCTCTCAATTCTAGCCCTGTGCTCAGCCTCCCAAGACGCCCTGGCCTGTGAACAATCACAAAGCTGTAGCATTCCTGTGGGTACTTCGCCGCTAAAATCAATCTGTGGCTTGGTTTCTTTAGCGCAATACTGGCATTTGAACGCGGGCAAGTTGCTCATCACTTACTCCGTCTAGTGCCATTACTGGCAGTTCGATTCTCTGTTGTAGGTTGATTGGACCTTGGCTTGTAGTTCACTTTTCTAGACAAGAAGATGTCTTTGTGTTGCACTTCTCCATTTGGGAACCTTAGTTCAAGCCTGAACGAGGAACCTATAGCAACAGTTTCCTTCATAGTGAAGATACGCTGACCGTTAACGTAGACAAACCCTGCTTTGAGATAGTTTTTGCTTTCACGGACGGAGGAAGTAAGTCCGCTCAAGTCTAGTATTCTCCAGATTTCAGCCTGTGGAGATACCGCACTAGGCCATGCAACATTGATCATACCCTGATTATAGCAGAAAAGAAAAAAGCCCGGAACTGGTATGTAGTTCCGAGCTTATGCTATTTCCAGGGCAGGATTCGAACCTACACAGCTTGATCCAAAGTCAAGCGGCCTACCTTTAGCCGACCCGGAAAGCCACCACTCAGAATTGAACTGAGTTCACCGAGGTACAAATCCGGTGCATCACCTTTTATGCTTTGGTGGCGAAGTCTCTAATGTTCTACCGAACGTTACGTTCTTTTGTGCACGTATTTCTGAATTCCTGTAGGTCCAGCACTCTCCTGTGTCGTCAAGAAAGACGACCCAGCAAAGGTCGTGCTCCATACCGTAGTCGAGAAGTATGTGCGCGTAGCCTTTACCTCGTGGTGTTGTTACGGGAATTGGTGGGTCTAGCTGAATCATCAAGCGGCTAGCGGGAATCGAACCCACGACTACTGGGTGGAAGCCAGTTATATTACCTCTATACTACAGCCGCAGATTGACCCCTCAGGGAATCGAACCCTGATCAAGAGAGTGAAAATCTCCTATCCTTGCCTTTAGACGAAGGGGCCGTTACGGAAGGTGCGGGAGTCGAACTCGCAAGGCTCATCGCTCGCCTGTTTTCAAGACAGGTGCCGTTGCCAATCGGCTAAACCTTCCTAGACTCTTTAAGTTTCTTAACTATTCTCCAACGAAAAGTAAGCCTAGATAGTGCTTCTGTTTCTGTATCTGTAAGTACATGCCATAGTAATATAGGTCTTCCTATTAGGCTGTAAAGAAAAAGTTTAAAGTAAGTGTAAGTTGACGTATAAAGGCTTATTTGTATACTGGGCTCTGCTTTGTCTGTGCTCTTATTGTACTGCACGCAGAGCTTAGATGTTGTCATTCTCTAACTCCGAGTTCCAGTACAGATAGTCACGCCACTGGTCAGGTGTTGCGGGTAAACAGATTATCAGCTTTGTTCTAGGGTTCCAGTCTGGTTTAACAGGCTTGTTTCTCAGCGTCATCCTGGCCTCTGCAGGGGTTCTGTCTGCTTTCTTAGAGTTACAAGAAACACAGCAAGTTACGATGTTCTCCCACACGGTCTTTCCACCTTTTGACCTCGGAATTACATGGTCGTAGGTAAGGCTAGCAGATCCTGGCTGAGCGTTGCAATATTGGCACGAATATTTATCGCGTGAGAATACGTTAACCCGTGAGAACTTCACCTTGTTACGGTTGCCGTTCACGTAGGCCAAGAGACGAACAACAGCGGGGCACTTTATGTTGAAGGTCATAGACGTTAAATTGAAGTCAGAGTATTCTTCTACAACTTCAACCTTGCCTTCAAACCACAAAATTACAGCCCTTTGCCATGAAATTACTCTCAAAGGCTCGTAAGTAGAGTTCAACAGTAATGTTCGATGCTCTTTGGCCATCTTTAAGTGCATCCGGTATCTGGGAATTGAACCCAGCGCACTAAGTTTATAAGACTCGGTAGTCCGACCAGGAACTCATACCGGTAATTCTACTTATCTTTGACTGGGTACTCATCTACCCTAGCCGGTAATCCAGAAAAGCGCAATCCCCAGGCTAGGTGCTTGTCACACACTCTGAACGTCCGGGAACCTTTTAACTGCCACTGAACCTTTTCTTTGCAGCTTTCTCCTGTTGGAGATTGGTGGTAGCACAGTGTTACAGTGCTTTTTACTGCTGAATCAGCCACGTACTCAGTGTAGCATACTTTCGCCCTCGTCGTTGTTTACTTAGCTTGCGAAAGGTGGGACTTGAACCCACACGTTATTTCTAACGCCTGAACCTAAATCAGGTGCGTCTGCCGTTTCGCCACTTTCGCGTAATGCACGCGGTAGGAATCGAACCTACCAAAAACAGCGTGTAAAGCTGCTGCCTGGCCAATTGGCTTCGCGTGCGAAACACCCTTGGTAGGAATCGAACCTACATATAGCGGCTTAGAAGACCGCCGCCTTTCCATTAGGCTACAAGGGCGAAGTGGACGTGGTGAGGATCGAACTCACGAAACCTCCTGCGTGCAAGGCAGGCGCTCTCCCAACTGAGCTACACGCCCATAATTAACACATGCCGTCGATGGGATTCGAACCCATGTTTAAGTCTGATTAAAAGTCAGGTGCCAAGCCTCTAGGCGACGACGGCAATCGGGGTGATAGGAGTCGAACCTACTCTACCTTGTACCCAAAACAAGTGCCCCACCGTTAGGCGACACCCCGTGGTCTCTTAACTCACTTCTACAGGATCCAATCTGGTCTGTCAAGAGAAAACTGGCAGGGGAGGAGTCGAACCTCCGCACAAACGATTAACAGTCGTTCCGCACGAGCCGACAGTGCGTTCCTGCCATCAAGAATAACCAATCTTCAGTTTTCAGAGGGCAGCTACAGGTGTTACTGTACCTAGTAACGTCGAAGCGTCAAGCACAAAAACGACGAGCCACTTGGAATGCAAGTGGCTCAATCGCTAGAAACAACATAGAAAAGTTCAAGTTTTTAGCGCCAAGGTTTGCATGTTCAGCCTTGTGGCTTCTATGCGTTTAGCTAGACGCTCATAGCCTTTCGAGACCACAACAGGCACATCCTGTGACTTATCCAGTTGCTTGGCCACAACTCTAAGCATGTCTGGAACTCGGGCAAAACTAGGCTCAGACAGGAATATGCAAGCAGCTGCCAACTCTCCATGAAGAGCATCGATCAAGTTCTCTAGCTCATTGAGGTCAGGCTGTTCGCTAGTAGTCATTCGATTGTCTCTGAACATGGAGTGCAAGCTCTGCACAAAAGCCAGAGCGTCTGCACCCATTTCAGCTGCTTCTGCTGATGGTTTTGCCGAACTAAGCTCGTCAATTGCTTGCTCGTTTGTCACAGCGGACTCAACTTCTTCTTAAGCGCCTCTTCGATGAAGCTTGATACGCTTCTTGCTTCATCGATACATACTTTTCGCACAGCATCAAGCACCTCTGGGTCTATGGTAATTGACGTACGAACTTTGTAGTCCTTCTTATTCTGGTTTGCGTCTTCACTAGTACTCATAGTTACACCTCTATAATATGAAACGGCCCACAAACTTGTGGACTGAACTCTGCCGCTACCTCTAAGGCAGTCCTTACTTTTTCCTTTGGCGGCATGTCTGGTACGTGACTAAACAAGCAAGACAACGCACCTAACGCAAAATCTTGGCCTGCCCCTATGGCGGCGAAGCCGTGGCTAGACCGGATAACTGAGTAATCGTCCTGTATGACGAATACTTTTCCGTTTATGCAGACCAAAAAGTTGGAATCGTGAGACTCGACCTTGCCTTCGTCTACTATGTTTGCTCCCACACGTTTAAAGCCCGTGTGGAGCTTCTTTGCTACCTCAAGAACCAAGTAGGACTCCTCGTCCTCAGTTCGTTTCTTCTTTCTGAAGACAAGATCATGCTCAACTATTTGAGCACCACGAAGACCGCCCGCGAAAGCAATAGAAAAACGAGGCCCCTTAGTGAAAAACTTCGGACGGGCCAGATGATCGCGCGTAAACGCGCCACCCAAAAAAGAGTCACTGCCTAGATGAACGACTCCCTCGTGTTCTATTGCTACGATACAGGTCATATATTACCATCGTATACTTTACCGTTATAAGCAAAGTGACCATTGTTCATTATGACTAAGAATGGGCTAGCATAGCACTTATCCGGGCCATAAAGCTCCAATATAGTAAAGCCTCTTTGCCAATCAGGATCCTTGCTGTACTCATGATCTCCAGTCATGCAAGGATTTGCCACGGCAACTGCAGTGCGCCCCAAGGAGGTCTGGCAAAAAACCTGGGCTCTGTGATGATGTCCAAAAACTTCGGACACTCCCATAGTCTTTCCTAGCCTGTTTGCTGCTAGATGCTTTCCTGCACCAAACCTAGAAGCTTGATTGTGTCCATGACGCAGAATGAACGGGCCACAACGAACACCCTTGGTGATAGTGTCCTCACGCACCCAGCGCACATCAGATGACAGGCCTTGAGCTTTGCATTGTTCGTACAGTGTCAGTCCCAGCGCGTCTTTAAGCGCCTGTGGAGCACCACCGAAAATAACCTTAGACCACCGCTCGTCATGGTTTCCTTCAACAACGACAAGCTCACCGGCCTCAGCAGCAAGTGCATTAGCCTCGGCAACAAACATTTTTATCTGAGGAATTGCATGAATTGGGGCATGTGCCTCTTGCACATAGCGACTCATCATTCCCAGGTCTACGAAATCCCCTAAAATGATTGTCTTAGAAGGCTTTACGTCCTTGTGCCACTTTCTGAAAGCACGCCAGGTTGGACCGTGATGAAGGTCAAAATGAATGTCAGAGACAATAGCGACCACATCTGACTTCGTAGAAACAGCACTTTTTGCAGCGGTTTTCTTCTTCATGCAATCCTCGTAGCAGAGTCAGAATTGCCAACAAGAGTAGCCCACATGTCATGTACGCGCTTTGCGTAGGGGGCTGGCAATTCTTCCGGTGGGGGCAAGCTTAGCTTAGCTACAGAGCTGCATTGCAAGTCACCAGGACTTGCGCTCTTGCCGCGACCTAAATACCCACATTCTTTGCTGCAAAACTTTCTGCGCGAATCAAATGTGAGAAATACAGTTTCGCATGCTTTGCAAGCTTTTTTCATGCTGGCCTCTGCTCGGTATGAGTATGAGCCGTGCCAGATTAGATGTCAAGCGAGAGTCACAAATAGTCCCTGAGGAACGACAAGATACCAGGAATGACTAACGCCAACATTCCCATAGCGCTGCCAAGCGTCTTAAGCCGTTCTATTTGTACTTCTTTCGGAGTCTTCACGCCTACCTGAGACTTCACGGCGTCCAGACTTTCTCGAAGGGAAGACAATAATACTTTGATGTCTTTAACGTCGGAAGTGACGTCATTTAGCTGAGACACGACCGAAGTTGACCCACGATCGTTCGACACTAACAGGCTGTTCAGCTCTTGTACCTTTGCGCTAACGGTGGCTAGGTTCTCTGTAACCTTTGCCATAGAAGCGATATTAGCATCCCACTTTTCGTCCAAGCGGTCTAAGTCATTCTGGATTCGGTCTAAAATCCACCAAACCCCGTCTGACCCAAGTGGAGGTCGCTTCTTCTCTTCAGCCACAAGCGCTCCTATCAAGCCTGAAGGCTTACAACAAAGGCCTCATAGGTAGCTGCACCGTCTGCTGCTTCTGCGTAAACAAAGGTGCTATTTACATCTGGCACAAAAGGTATGATTGTCCAAGGACCGTAAACCACATCTCTTGTGTTGCTTACTGCAGTGCCTGCGGTCAGCGAAGCGTTGCTTGAAAAGCGCACACGCACGCCAACAGCTCCCACCATAAGCAGGTGTAGATGTCCCTCAGTAAGCCTCCTGCTTGTACGCGTTTCCGTTGCTCCAGTGCCAGCCAGGCGCTGCGGTGTTCTGTTGCCTGCAACGCCATCATCCACTAAAGGCGCAACTGGAAGTAGGTTTTTGTATAGTCCGAACATGCATACCTCACAGAATACTAGGTACGCTTAGTCTAGCGTACCTAGTATTCGAGGTCAATGCATTAGATTGTGCAGGATTCGCCGTCGCAGAACTTGGTTGTCTGCTCGTGCTGCAACAGCTCTGCGGAGAGAGGTGTTATGTCCTTGACCATAGCCTCATACTGCTCCTTAGTGATAGTTTCGTAAGGAGCCTGCTCGTATCCGTGGTCGCTTAGAGGAAGGAAGCTAACACCCTTTAGCCTAGTTTCGTACAATTCTAGGGCGTACTTGATGTCCTTAGCCTCTTGAGCGTTGAACGTAACAGTAACGGATACTTGATTATCCGCCCAGTATTGCTGTAGCGCGGCTGCAAGCTCCAGCTGTTCCCACATAGTTACCTGGTCTTTAGACCTGTCATAGTTAGCTTCCCTAACAGGAAAGGTAGCAACCTTAGTATTTGGGCTGTACTTATCATCTTCTATGGGATAGCCAGCGATGTACAGCTTGTTTACAAGAGGAGAGTTAGCCTGAAGTCTTACGCGACGAACGTAATATTCAGCGTGGGGGAAGTGAATACCAGGTGTTACGCCAGGAAGAAGACTCACGGAGCCCGAGGGCTTTACGGAAGTAATCTTAATCGAAGGACGAACACACAGCCAATCACTATAAAGCTGGTCTAGCTGCTTGAGATATTTGTACCCGTCATCACAGAACTTGTTCAAGAAGTTCCTACGACCAAACTTTTGGATAGCCTGAGTAATGCCGCTCATACTGCACCCAATTCTACGGTTTCTCATCAAAACCGTGTTCGTGCGTGCGTCATGAGTAGGAATCAAAGTCACGGTCTTAGCATACAAGTACGCGTATTTCAGTGTCTTCTGGAAGTCTGCGACAGATTCGTGCCTTCCTGGGAAGGTCTCTACTAAACAGCACAACTCTCGATCTTCGAGGGATTGCTCCACACACTGGCACAGCCCTTGCATGTAGAACGCGGAGGCGTTTAGGTCTCGTGTCAATGATACCATCACAGTGTGGTGGGTTTCTACTGTGATGTTGTACACATCGTGCTCACCCTCTAGTTCTTCAACTCTCACAACCCTATGATTGTACTCCGCCGCACGCTTCTTCAGGTCTTCGAACGAAGTTAACGCGTAGGGATTCTTGCTGGAAGACACACCGCTTCGGAATCGGTAGGATACGTTCTTTGTCTTGCACGCAGACTCCCACTCCTTCTTCATAGGATCCCGAGACAATGAAGACTGAAGATCCTTGTAGACCATCACCTGTTCGTGAAGAATCCCCTGTTGACGATGCGTAAACGCAGTGCGCTGTCCGTTTTTACGAGCTTCTAGTCCCTGAAGGTAGACGTTGAAACACGCCGTAGAGCAGTAAAGCCGATCGCGCTTACCCCAGGGAACTGTGAAACCAGTGCCACAGTGTTCGCAGGTCTTTTTAGCGAACATGCGGTCACCAACCCAAACAGTTTCAAGGTCCGTAGTGCGCTCCTGCTCTAGGTAGTACTCCTTGTCCCACTCTGCTTTGGACTCTTTGAGACGTGCAGATGCCTGTGCTCGCTCTTCCTTTGTGTGAGAGTTACTCAAGCGCATGAGGAACTCTGGGTCGGACATCCGTTCCGAAGTCTTTGCACCAATCTTAGCCTTGGTCTCTACACTGTGGGACTTTCCGAACATTCCATTCTTCTCGCCCACACGGTCATAGTCTCCATGAAGCTGAGCGTGGTCCTTGAAAGTCATAACTTCAAGGTTTTCTGGTGCGTTGTTCAGTGGGTTGTAGTCCTTGTGATGAACTACCACTCCGCCCTTAATCCATCCATTCGCCTTGGCTTCGTCGTACAACTCAGCCCACTTCTCAGGTTGGAAGAACTTAGCTACTAGGCGGTGCTCAAAAACACGTTCTGGCTTAGATAGGTCAGTCTGAACGCGCCAGTATTGTCCTCCATCCTTCACCACTTTGTCCTTGTACTTCTTGGCGATAGGAAGACTGTCTCCCTTATTCAGATCCTTGGCGTGCTTGATAGTTCCATCACGCAAAATGACCTTGTGGTCAGGAGTAACATCCAAATAGTCGCCTGTATCCATATGGATACGTACTAGCTTTGCGCCCTCACGAGTCTTTCTAGGATTGCGACCCCACTTGATCTCTACCTTGCCTTCCGGGCTAAGAGAGTAAACAGGAACATCCTTTCCTTCTTCAGCCAGCTGCTTGAACGGAACGGCATGACGACCGTCAGCAACCGCAACGAGAGTATCTCCAGAGAAGCAAGGATTTGCTCCTGCTACTCGCATGTCTGAATAATCGGGCTCTCTTCCCATTCGAGAGAACTTGCGCGCGTTATCCAGCCATTCGTACCCAGGCTCTCCGTTCTTGGCAGTAAGCTCGGCCACCCGAGTATAATCCATACCCTCATACGCGAACACCGAGTTATTGGAAGACCAGCGGTGGTGGTACAGTGCTTCCTTGTTGATGTCTGGGTTCTTTAGATTTAGGAACTCCTCGTCGTCTGGATTTCCAAAAGCTATTTCGGCGGAGTTGTGAACGATTAGTCCGCTCTCTACAACGAACTCATGCACCCCAGAAACTTCCAAGTCGTAGGTGTGCGCAGCCTCTGAATTTTCCAAATCAATCGAGTTCACCTCTACCGGGTACTCGGACAAGGTGCAATTACGAATCCGCTCGTAGGTTGCCACAGTCATCTGCTTGTTTGCAGAAGACCATTCTCTTCCGTAGTTAAAGGAGATCCAAGAACCAGGAAAACCGTAGTCATTCTGACTTCTGGAGGTCTTAGCTGTCCTGTTAAACTTGCGGGAGAAAGATCCTACTGTGTTTGTAAAACGCTCTACTGCGCGCTCTCCAACAACGGTCAGAGCATACAACGCCTGTTCCGTTTCCGTGGCTTGTCGGCAAAGCTTAAACCTAGATGGAATGCCTAGTGTAGCCAAAACCGCCTGAACCTCTTGAAGGTAGGTTGGGTACACACTGGTAGCGATCTGTGTTGGCTGTGTTTTTGTAGACCCGTCTGCATCAAACAGGCCCGCCACGTAGGCTGCGCGAAGTTCTGGAGAACCAGACAAAATACACTCAGGAACAGACATAGGTTGCTTTGCAACCTTAAACTGGCTCAGATACCAAGCCAGTTGTTTGGACTGTGCTCTCACTTTGTGAGCAGCGTCACGTTCAGACGGAAGAACGTCGCAGAGGTTGACGCCAAAAGACTTAAGGACCTTCTGACAGTCTTCTGTTATTTCCGGGTAATCTGGACTGCATGCAACACTTACGTAGGCATTGAAGCCGTTCTTAGCAGTATTTGGATACACATAACCGTCTCCGGCCAGAAGTCCCAGGAACCAAGCCGTGTCTGCGTCGAGAGCAGGAATGTTAATATCTGCACAAGTTGTGGAGTGCTTTGACTTTTCGTAAGACCATGACGGAAGAGAAACTTCCTGCTCGTAGTCCTGGGCGCGGGCGTTAAAAACCAACCTGTCCCCAGGAAGCAAATCTTCTACTTTTTTGAAAGTAAACTCAGTTGGAGAGGTAAAAACCTTTACTTGATGATTCTTGGTGGCCTTTAACGGGCCAAGCTGGGTATGCACAGTAACGACGTTCTGAACTCCTTGATCAAACGTGTTTGTTACCGCAGACCAACCCTTACTAGTAAACACCAAGTCGCCTACCCTTACCTCCTCAATAGGCTTGAGTCCTTTCTTGGTGTGAACCCGTGTTCCTGCTGGCAAACATCGACGCACGTTACCTGCAACTACACAACGTCCCACCAGGTTACTGATGTCTACGATTGCAGAAGCAGTAATCTGCTCGCCAATAAGAGGGTTAAGGATGTCATGAACGCTATCGATCAGTTCCTTCAGTGGATCAGGTCCTGAGGCAACGCCACCAAAGCCCTTAATCGGGGACCCTGCTGGCCTGACCTTCGAGTAGTCGATAGTAGCAGGGACCGAGCCCTTGCCGACGAAAGAGTTGAGCACGACACGTAGCAGCGAGACCCAGCCCTCACGGCTATCCTCCACTACAAAGGAACCTTCAACCGTAGACGGCTTCTGAATCTTGACCTTTCCTGCTCCTTTTGTATCGAAGCCGATACCTACGCCAAGCATCAGCATGTCCATGAGCCAGCAGAAGGGTTCTGCAAAGTCCACATGGATGTCAGCGGTTGACACGTACCCACAATTACCGGTTTCCAAGCCACCAGCCAAAACAAACTTGTTGGCGTCAGGCACCACCGCGCAGAAAACTTCCTGTTTACCAATCGGGCTGATTGACTGCACAAGAAGGTCTACAGGTGACGTGCTCAAAGTCACGCGATTCAACGGCTGCGACCTTGGACCGAAGTTAGTGTCTGCGTTATCCACGCTCCAACCAGTAACAACGTAACCACACGTTGGCGCCAGCTTAGTCAGCCACTGAATTCCGTCCAGATTGATTGAGTCAAGTTGCTTTCTTCCATTTGCTTCAGTGTGACCATCAGCCGCGAGCCAACCGTCGATGAAACCACGACAGTATGCAACATCTTTGGTGTTGTCCGGAACCTGCTTCCAGTTTTCACCCTTGTTCAGCTTTAGGGTAACTACTGCATCTCCGTTAAAAGAAGCGGGACGTGTAGTAGAGAGAAACTCAGGCATGCTCTCAAGCAGAGAGACATGTGCTTGTTCCTTGTTACCACAAAGGCGAATGAAGTGGCGCTCTGGATAATATGTATGTCTGGTGCCGTCGCCGTAGATTAGACCATGGGCATATCCACGCTTGTAACCAGTAGAAGTTTCAAGAAAACTTGAATGCACAGTTCGTGGAGAGACAGTAACGCGGTCACCAACTTTCAGAGAAGTGGTGGATGTTCCGTCTGACAGAATCCAACGATGGTCAGCGGTGACATCATACTCCAACACGTATTTTGACTTACCGGGAACCTTGAATGTTACGTGGTTCAGTTCTTGCTCTCCAAAGGACTTAACCGTCGCCCGAGCGATACCGGAGTTCAAGGGTGTGTTGAACTCACGCCCCACAAGGTCACGTAGAGGAACTGTGGTCAAGCCTAGGTCATCGTCGAAAACTACAGCTTCAGTATCACCACTGAAACAATTGTTCAGAGCGCCGCTACCGATCTTATCCACCATCTGGGTGCCCATCATCCACAGGCCACGTCCCGGAGGAAGCCACTTGAACTCCCACATGCGCCGAAACATTTCCTGTGCAGAGCGCTGTGCCTTTCGGTCGTCCCAGGGAAGCTTCAGCTGGTGGCAGTGACGCTTCTGTACGTTGTAGGTACCTTCTACGACACGCTGACAAGTCTCCCAAAACTCCTCAAGGGAACCATCTTCCTTAGTACGCGCGTAGGTATTGTGGCTTGGATAACCAGCAGTTATGTGCGTCTTAGACGTAGTACTCAGTATAGCTACTGGCTGTGGACCTACAGGTTCCACGGATACTACAGTGGATACGGTTACGTGCGTGTATTTTCGACGCATAGCCATAGTATCTACAGTAGTTATATACTTCTCCAGCAGCCGATGAGGTCTCACCTCACCCAAAAAACGCATGACTTGGGCATTGCTATGCAAGCTAAGAGCAAAGCAAGGCTTTTTCCCCAACTTGCTCTGCTGCTTTTGGGCAATGGAGAACTTGTAGCCTTTCCTAAGAAGGAACTCTTGTACAGCTGACAACATAGCGTTGTCTGTCTGCACGAACTGCAAAGACCGCTTGCGATCTAGAGAACCTTCGCCGTCAAAAGCACCAGCTAGATAACCAGCCTCATACGAAGTGTCCTCAGCCCACACGTCTGCATACTTAACGAACTCACACTTCTTGCGAGACAATAGGTCTTTTGCTTCCACCCACTCCAGACCGTAGCCAGTCCTTACGAGCCAAGAATGGTCAGGAGTACACGTGAGCACATCCCCATTTGAAAGTGTGATCTTCACACACTCTGCAAGTTCAGTAGAGTTATCAGTGACGGTAGACACAAGCATGTGGCGCGGGCGACCGGTGTCCCGAGAACGGGACATTGAGCCTTCTTCAAATGCAAGAAGTTGCTCCCCTACACTCAGACTTCCCGCAGGCTTCCAAGACAAATCTGCGCACAACACAGGAGTGTCGGCATGCACACAGCGCTTATAAACTACGTAACCAAGCCCAGCGTAACCCCATTCTGGTTGCTTATCCCTGTATTCATCAAGGAAGGACGAAGAAAGAGAAAAAAGACGAATAGTACCGGCAGCAGTCATGTTTTAAACTCTCCTAATATTCAAATCCAGGATTTATAGTGCTCTTTCAGATGCGCTATCAGCTTCGTGCGCTGACCATCGTCAAGATGCAATAGGGGATCTGCGATTGTAGAAACGAACAGTTTACACGAAGAACGAGTGCTGTGCACTAAGTAGTTCTTGTAGATGCAAAAAGCTTCGTTATTACGGGATTCCAGACCGTGCAAGAACTCAGGTAACCAGGATAATGGCAACGTGAAACCACGCATACCTTCCTGCCTGAATATGATATGAGCCCATCGAGTGTCCGAATCGTCTACGAAATCAAGCTCTAATTTCGCCACGACAATTCATCCCATCACCTGAGTGCTCGCATTAACGTTGGTCGCAAACCTAACAACAGTAGCCACAGCTTCTCGGTTTAGCGCATCCTGCTCAGAAAGGTTGGATAGCACAAGTCGCAGCTGCGCTGCATTCGCCTTCAAGAGAATCAAAGCTTTGTCTTTTTCAAAGCCAACAGCAACCAAAGAAGCCACTGCCTCGTCTACGATAGTTTCCTGACAGAACGAGTAATTCATGTTCATCCTTTCTTAGTAATACGTTACCTAGACCAAGCAAGTTCTTCAGCCTCAGGAATCTCAGGGTTCAGCCACTGCCAAGCCTCAGGACATTGGAAAACTAAGCCGTACTTCCTCCACATAGCCAGCACATGCTTGTCATCTTCAAAGAAGAGAAAAGAAGCATCCTGCAGATTGTGCTCTTGAATAAACTGAAGAAACTTTTCCTCCTTGAACACAGAAGCAGGCTGTCCAGAATACTCTGCAGAGCGCATCAAGAGAATCTCATCGTCTGTGCGCCCCATATGTGTACGAAGCCAAGCCTGAGTAACACCTAAATGCTTTTCGTTTCTGCCTGTGAGGAACACAATCATGTACCCATGATTACGCATGTAGTCCACAACCGACTTTGCGTGTTCCTGAGGCTTGTCCAAGAGCATCAGGTCAGCTTGCAAAAAAGCATCCCAGCTCTCTTGAGTCACCTTACCCTGAAGGTCTCGCTTGAGTACAAGCGCACGATGGTCGTTGTTTGCCAACGTAGTGTCAATATCAATTATGCAAACTGTGGGCATAGCGTCTCCTCGTTGCGAATGGTGTTACCATAGCAGCAGCAGGGACTAGAGCAACAGTTGTCCAAAACCCTGTGGTTGCACAGAACGTGCAACACTCACGTTGTACGAATTCTCCTATTTTTGATACCAACCAAGTACGAAGCATCCCCGCACTTAACAGACAGCAGGATAGGAGGAGTAGACCCGGCAACTAAATGGTCATGTCCACAATTTGGACACTTAACCACATCCCCAACCTGTAGTGTATCCCCCAGTTCATCATTCCCAATAGCAACCATAGGTACATTTTCAGCCATGTTCATGTATCCTTCCACTAACAAAGGTGACAACTAGACACACCACTACCTGTGGTGTACCCACACAGTAAGGTCAGTAAGGTTAGATCAATCTAGATCTTAAGGATCAATAAGATCAATATCTAGAGATCATATCTAGATCAAGAGAAGATCTTTCTTCTTGATCCAGATCCCCTGAATAAAACCCCCCATATTCAGCTCAGTAAGATCATAGCCCGATATTACTACATGTCAAGGTATAATGTGAGATACACTAACCGTTAGTGTAGTTCATGTTACTGGCCACACATACCCTCCAGGGATGTCAGACCAGCCAAACTGACCATACCAGCCAGCATCCTTCTCCAGAAGCCGTGAGCGATGTGATGCGTGCACGTCAGGCCGTCCCCACCATGCCGGTAAAGGCGCCTGTGGGTTCGCCAGAGCCTCGAACCTAGGCCTCAAGCTATCCTTGTACCCCCTAGCAATCCACTCGTCGCACACAGCCACCCCGTAGCTCGCAAGCGCAGCTACATGCCCTCGCCACATCTTAGTCGCAGGATGATTCTTCCATCCGTATTCTTGGACAGTAAGAGACTGGATAATCTGCCAAGTCTCCACCCGCTGCTTACCCAAGCGTGCACGGTCTAGAACCTTAGCCGAAAGAGCAAAATCAGGGTACGGAACAAACGTTTGCATACTAACTCCTTTTCAACAAAAACATTTACGATGAACCAGCCAACATACGACCTACCCATATGGTCAATAATACCTCATGACTCGCATCAAACATTTCTCCCCATAACTATTTCTTAGCGCAAATTTTGCACACAAAAGAATTGATCCAGAAACCACACAAGCAAAACATTTCCAAACTTTAAAACTTACTTCTCACTAATATCCCCCCTGTTTTCCGAAATATTACCTAAATTACTCAGATAAATATTCCGAGTCGCATACACAGTGAAAAAGCTTCCCCCAAACCCACAAATCATCATCGCATACGCCTCCACCCGCCCACACAAAGTCCCCATAAAGGCAAGACACAAGCTACCCATAGCCAGGACCTCACCCGCCAAGTAAAGGCCGTACAGCGCCATCCTAGGGCCGTCTACACGCCCCCTATCCCACCCAAAGAACGCAGGCGAAAGCACAAGCATCAAGCCGCCCAGAACCGCGCCAAAGGCAACCCGAAGCTCAACATCGCCCTCAGACAGCACCAAACCCCAAATCGCAGCCATCAGAATGCGAGCACAAAACTTAGCAGGCAAACTAATGAAAGGGATCCTAAACCAGATACGCATATAAACCTCGTTGATTAACTGAAGGTGTTACTCCACCCTAGCAGTTCCTCATACCCAGTCAACGAAATCCTCACACCCATCTAACCTGATACCTAAAACATTTCGCGTATCACACAAGCTACGTTTATTAAACACCTTTAATGTGCTCACTAAAAACATTTCCCCTATCCAATACCACCCCATGCAGTTCGCCAGCACCTAAGTTCCCAGTAGCTCCCCATGCTTGACAGCTATCAACCTTCCTTTTTCTCAATTTCTTGTATTACATTTCTTCCCAATCCCCAAAAACACGTCTCAGCCTAGCTACCCACCCCCTGATACCTACCCCCTTTTTCAAGTATGATACAACAAAAACCCTTACAAAATGAACTTTGTCCACGGGGAAAACACTTCACTAGCTAGTTTCATACAAGATACGGTAACACCTAACCTTCGTTTTTCCTGAAGAATTGAGATATGCGCAGTTTCGGCAATCCTCACACCTTCAAAAACCCTTACAAAATGAACTTTGTCCACGGGGAAAACACCAGTTACATGTGTGACCCCGCCAACTACCATCGTATTCCTTTTCTAAAAAACTATAAACTAACTACAACTAAGTGCGTGACTGCCATCGTATTCCTTTTCTAAAAAACTATAAAATACGCAACAGGGTACCTCTTAGCCCAACCAAGGGGACCCAAAAGTGACAGTGCATGTATGGTCACGCCCTTTATTGTATGGTCACGCGGTGTAATGTATGGTCACGCGGTGTGGTGGGGCATAGGGTTGGCACGAAGGTTGCTTCGAGTTACTTGGCACGAAGGTTGCTTCGAGTTACTTGGCACGAAGGTTGCTTGCGGGGTAGGTTCCAGGTTGGTCTTTACTCTAACGCTATTACCTGGCATACAGGTTGCTTTCATAGGGTTGGCATACGGGTTGCTCTAACGCTATTACCTGGCACACGGGTTGCTTGCATAGGGTTGGCACGAAGGTTGCTTTCATAGGGTTGGCACGAAGGTTGCTT